CTCTCAATCACCAAACGTTGGCGACAACTATATTATTACATATCGCATAGGCGGAGGGTCTAGGGGAAACATAAGAAGTAACGCTATTAATACTTCGATTACTGGGGCTATAGGGGCTACAGAGTATGTCGGGGAAATAACAAATACTTCTGTTGGAGTTGGGGGAGCAGATGCAGAAACTGTGGATCATGCAAAGAGGTATGCTCCTCAAACGTTTAGAAGGCAAGACAGAATCGTTACTCTCCCAGACTTCGAAGCATTCGCTAATACTTTTATTTCCAAGTATGGATCGGTTGGAAAAGCTACAGCCTCAGTAAGAAAAGCTTTTAGTTCAGCTAATGTAATTGATATTTATGTGTTGGAGAAAGCTAATGATTTACAATTAAGACGGGCAACCCCGCAATTTAAGAGTGAGCTTCTTACAGCAATGAACAGGAAGAAGATGCTCACAGATGAATTAGTGGTGGTTGATGGTTTGATCAGAGCCTTGGACTTAGTGGTTACTGTTAGAATTGATAAAGAACTTGAAAGAATGGAACCAGAAATACAAACAGTAGTAAGAGATAATATTTTAAAGTATTTCTTCGTTGATAACATAGAATTTGGGCAGGCTTTATATCTTCAAGATTTAGCTAGATCAATTCATAATGTTGAAGCTGTTCGGTTTGCTACTGTGGATAATATTTCTGATGATATCATGGTTGAACATAATGAAATTATTCAACTAAATAACCTTACAATAAATATGATTTCGATATAAATGGTATTTAATCCTAGATATTTTGATCCGAGAAAAAGGAAATATACAAAAAGGAACTATGATGAAGCTATAAAAATCATAGTTCCTGGGATGTATCTGCAAGATGATCTTGACCTAAGTGGGACTGAATTAGATCCTATTGAGGATATAATTAATAGCCATGTTAGAGCAGCAGATATCATGTCAACTGCTGGAAGTGGTTTATTTGTTAGTGCTATTCCTGGAACTTACCTCTCTTCAATTAATAACGCTTCTGGATTATCACATTACTTTATAAAACAAAATAATCTAACTCGAATAACTCCAGAAGATTTTGAGAGATTTATTCTCCACCCGTTATCAGTTAGTATAAAAAGCTTTGATACTAGTAATTCCTTTGGTGCATTTGTCTCTGGTACTCTCCTCCCTAGAATTACCATAGATCATTTTGAGGATAATCTTCGGAAGACTGGAGGGGTGTATGCGGATAGTCCCTCAGGCACACACAAGTATTTAATTGAAAACTTGAGTTGGTTATACTTCCTTAATTCAAGTGGCTCGCCAGGAGCATCCTCATCCCCAACTCCTATATGGAGAACAGATAGAAGTACTGAGTATTATCGAAAAGGTCGCCGTTATGATGGCTCGTCTATAGTTAGTGGCCTTATGGTTCATAAGCTATACGCTGGGCAGACCATAGAACTTAATGATGCTATGAAAGCTTTTTCAGAGTATCTATTTAGAAATTATGAGGTTTGTGGCGGTTGGAGAGATAATAACCTTATACCAGCTAAATATAGGCCTTTTAACCATTTACCCTCAGGAATCGGAGGTGGATTTTCGGGAACCTGGACTAGTGGTACTCAGCAATTAGACAAACTTAATACTTTAGTTGATGTCATATATTCCCCAAAACTCATGGATATACATGACGATAAAGTTAAAGATGCCTTCTTTAAATATTTGGTTCATAAGTCTGGATTAGGAGATACTCTTTTTACAAAGCAACTTTCAGGTACGGTTGGGGCAGGCCCTTTCCATAAATTACTTAAAGCATACTCTTATTCGTTTGCAGATGTAACAGATAAAGTAGAAAATATTAATGCTCTTTATGATATAGAGCAGTGCCCAAAACAATTTCTCCCCTACATAGCAGACTTGATCGGGTGGAATTTGCTAGGATCAGACCCAGAAAGGCATAGGCTTCAACTAAAAAATGCAGTTGATATTTATAAAAGGTCTGGAACTAAGGAGTCGATTCAGATTGCTACCAATGCGTTGTTTGCTGACGCATTAAACGTTTCTGGGGATGTTCATGAGTTATGGGAATCCTATATTCCATTCTTAGCTTATTATGCTATAGCTACAGAATCAAAATATTTTAGAACTTTTGATGATTGGACACCAGACTTAGCTCAGAGATTAGGGGTTAAAGGGTATTCAATTAGCAGCATGGATGATAATATTCGTCATGCAGTAGATACAATTCTTTTGCATTTGGTGGCACTCCATCCAAAAGCCTTTATCTTTAACTATAAACCGTTCCCTATTACTGTTGCAACGGACAGAAAGGCTACTCTTCCTCCTGGGAAGAAAGTTCCTGATCTATTTGTAACTTTACATGATCCTGATTTTATCTTTGATTATAGGGGTAGGGATTATCCCATACCTCCTTTCGAGGAAATACCTTATTATCTTCAATGCGAGATAACCGATCAATTTGTAAATGATCTTGCTGAATTGCTTGCTTGTTTTGGGGTGCGTCGATCTTTTGCTGTAGATGTTAAGGAATACATTAAAGATAATACCTTAAGATCACAGGATAAATTTAGAGATGGGAACGGGTGGCTAATCTTCACTTCTGGAGTAAATGATCCACCTAATTTTGAAAAGATTGTTTCGAACCCTGCGAAGTATAGAACAGAAGTTCTAAGTATGTGGAATGGGAAGTCTTCTCACTTCAAAGTATTTTTAGAGGCAGATAGGTTTGATTTCACGGTAGACACTTTAACTAACGCAGGTAAGTATGCCCCCATATATGCAGCAAAACTTGCTAGAGAGTTTTCCCCAGCACACTCCGTACCAGATATTAGGCTAGAAACTTCAGCTATTGATGAATATCGACCAGGAAATGAGGCTAACAAATCTGAGGGACCTGCTGATATTAAAGTTAACCCTAATAAGTCTGAATTCTATACAGGTTATGGACTAATTGAGACCTCCTCAGGAGGGTTCACAACAGGCGGCGGTGTTGGCGCAGCGTCTGGGGCGAGAACTAGGTATCCGACAGGCCTTGCTAGAGCGGGTGTGTCTGGTACTCACTTTGATGGGTGGCGGAGAACAAGGTATGGTGGAAAGAGGGAACTCTTTAGGCAACAGAGATCTCAGGATTCTGATGATAATTACGTATTGTTTAAACAAGGCGGGGGTAAGCAGTTCCTAAGGCGGGATGTTAACAGTATATATGGGCTTCTTGCTAGCGGGATTACACTTCCAGACGTTGAGGAAACCCCAGTACCAGGAACTCTAGGGGGTGTGGTAGAAGTAGAAAGAAATGCCTTCCGAAGAAGAAATTTCAAAATGACCCTTCCGACTGAGGGCTACTACGATAGAACAGGATTCAACATGCCTATCTCCTGGGATGCTTCAACAGTGGAAAAAACTGTTACTGTGAAGGAAGAAATGCCTTCCGAAGAAGAAATTCCAACTAGAACCATGTCGGTAGGCTTCCTTCCCCTAGGCTATATTCCTTCCACGGGGCAGTTCTACTCTATATCCAGTTATGACAATCTTCCTGATGTCTATCATATTTGTGAAGATTCCGGTTCATCCAGTATTTTCTCAGGAGTCCCTTCTGCCTCGTCATTCTTGTGTAGAGGTGCTAGTGGATTAAATAATGATGCATATTATAATATTGGAGCAACTTGGGAAAGACATGATAATTATGTAGATCGTGGACAGACTCCCCCAATAATTAGGGTTATGCATGCTATTAGGGAAAGAGAGAAGTTAGCAAAGGCAGAATATTATGTAAGTTCAAACTTTGATGATTTTGCATATTTTTATACTTCTTTAAATGCAGAGCAAAGCTTTGCGAATAGCTCCACGGAATTCGATTCGTGGTTCCCTAATAATGTAGATGATTATTATAACTATCAATTTGGAAGAGGCGTACACCAATTATACAATGCTTATACCAAATACTTTAGAAGACATCTTCTAAGGCCAGATACTCTTTACAATAATGGACCCACTATTTTCTCCCATGCGTGGGGTCCGCTTCTATTTAATAGTAATTTCGATCTCTCTGGGCCAAATTCAAGTGTTAAGGGTAGTTCTGTTATCTCTACTCATTTAAATTCTACCTCTAGTTTAACCTTAGACCACCCCTCATTTTCTGGGTCTGTTGTCCCTCAAGCCAACGGAAGACCTTGGTCTGGCTATGCTCACGGTAATCATTATTTGTCTGCTGGGGAAGGCATTATGGCTTCTGGTGCTGGGCAGACTTTAGAGATACGAAATAGAAATATAATCAGTGGTGTAGAGTTTATTCATGTGAGTGGCTCTTCTCCCTTAAATAGTTTCCAGTTGTTTAGGATTGATAGGGCTGGGGCTAAAGGGTTTGGCGAAGATTACTTCGTAGATAATACGCTTATCAAGCTCAAAGCTATAGATGGATTATCTAGGCTACGTTTCTCTGTTAAAGAAACTAGCGGTCTTACAACAGAGGCTTTATCTTCAACTTATGGCTATCAACGAGATGATAATACATTAATACCAGATCATGAATTTAAATTGAGTATTAGAAATATTATCGGAGAAGAAAACGGAAAATATCTTGGTGGAGCTAAATTAGGGGTGTGGATTCATACTGAGGGGGAGGGGCCATATTTTTGGTCATATACCCCAAAAGGCGTGTGGCAGATGAATGAGGTCTCGGGAATAGGTAGAAAAACAATTCTTGATGAATTAACTCACTATTATGTTCCCCCCAAAGAGAGTCCCCCAAAACTACCATTTAGATGTATTGATGTAGTTAAGCAAGGGAATAACGTAATTAATAATCCATCAGTAATTACGGAGTTTGATAAGGGGGATTACCGTACCGCTGAGTTTACTTTTAATACGTGTAATAATTGTAAATGCGGAATGAAAACAATATCACTCACTCCTGATAGAAAATATCATGAGACGTATAGGGATGTTCATAAAGATATTCAAAATTACGTTATTGAAATATTTATGATTCCTGATTCAACGAATGATACGAAGTTTGCGCTTATTGATGAGGTTAGTATAGTTGACCTAACCCTCAACGAAAAAACAAGATACGATGCATCAGGAACCCTACACTCAATTCCACTATTAGAGAATAGAGGAGAATTTTGTGACAGTGTTAAAGTCCAGATAACTAGGGACGAGCTAAGGGAAATCTTTAGGTTCTTTAATTCTTCTGTGGGAGTAGGGGCTGCTCTCCCATATGCTAGCAGAGGTGGGCCTATGGCAGGGAAGAGTGGGGCAGATACTTCTGGTATATACGGAGTGAGTGGTGGAGGCAGGCTAAGTTATAGGCAAGCCCCTGAATGGTATTATTTTGAAAAACAGAGTGGCTATAATAACTTTACAAGGTTGGAAATTGTTAACTGATGAAGCTTAAGGGAAAAGTTGAGGTTTATAGGGGAAGTGATATAAGGGATGAGAATCTTTTATATGAAGACGATAACCTTATTGTAGATGGTGCTGGGGAGATTGTCGTAAATATGCTTACGACTACTCCTAGCTTATCTGCTATCCCTGACTCTCGTTACATATTAGATACTTCTAACTATACTATCCAAGCTATATCTTTTGGCAAAGACAGAGAAGGGTATAAGCACCATGCTCACTTAGATTGCATGAGTGCAATGGATTACTATAATGTAAATTCTCTTAATATTGCTACTCAGCAAGAACTGTGGGGAGGGCGGAATAGTGCCTCAGCAGTGGTGTTCGTTTCTGCACATGGGAAGGCTGCTGGAGGGTTCGCTTCTTATTTCCCTAGTGGGGCTGAGGGCGATGTTAAACACAGCCCAGGGTATAGAATACTACCCAAATTTCCCTCGCCATTAGATACCAAACTGGAGGAGTCTTCTGAGACTCTTTGGGCGACTCCTCAATCGCAAGATAATACAAATCCTCAATATTTCCCTTCTAATTTTACAGGGACTGAAGTTGATCCAATAACCAACAATGTTAGTGCTGCTTTCGAAGCATTAGGGAGGATAGGGCATAATCCTAATGTTGTAGAATTTAGTGGGGGCTTGGGAGAATTCAGAATATTAGGTGGGGCTTATCCTGTGGCAGGGAAGAAAGGTGGGTCTGCGGGGATCATACTTACTGAACTAGGTCAGCTTCGAGATAAGGGGTATGTTGGTGATAATCCCCTGGGCACCTCTATTTTTACTAGTGCTATATTTTATGGCAAGTTTAATGAAGCTAGTTCCATGGATTCTAGTGGATACCTTGGGCAAGTATATTCTATGGCTGGGAATGTTGCTCCAAGTAGCGAGTTGTATGGGGGCACAAGACTTCCTATAAATAATATCCCCTCAATCCATTTGTCTGGGATGATCGTCTCTGCTCATCCAACCTTTTCGTCTACAGGGGAAGTGATTTATCAAACTTATATTCCCTCTGGTGATTTGGGGTTTACCAATTTTTATGGCGGTATATTTAATATGGGCCTGTGGGCACTAGATATAAGAGAAAGCTTAAAGACTGGAGTGACCCCCCCATATGTGTGGCACCCCACTCAACACTATAGGAAATATAAATTGTTTGCAAAGAAAAGTTTTACTACCAATTTAGCAGAGATTCAAGATCATTCCGATGAAGATCCAGGGATGCAGCATTATAAGGATCTTACACTTATTTGGAGAGTATATTTCTGATGAGATTTATTGAAGATTTAGGGATAACAGGACACTTACAGATATCAAAGCTCTATAAAGGTAAGCCTGAGGAGATAGTATTTGATGACCATAACGTTATCGTATCGGGTATGGGTGTTGGCTTATCTCATATGTTTTCTGGCTCTGGTTCAGATATAATTACAGATTATCAATTAGACAGGTTTCAAGTCGGTGTGTCAGGGGATGATTCTGCTGGTAGTGCCATATACCAGTTAAGCGGTCCACTGACAAGTGTCGCTGAGTACGGGGGAGTTGCTTCTAATTTAGGCGTAGTAAGCGCGTTCCAGATAAGGAATGGGGCTCTTACTACTGCAAAGACTTCAGTTTATGGCCTGATTCCATTTAAGAATGTAACTCGAATAAATGATACATCAGTAAGGTATACGCTTATTCTAGATGAAGACACAGCTAATTATACAAATTATGCAGCTAGGCATACTGGATCATGGGCTGTTGGAGACGTGGGTGCAAGGGCTGCTGCGTCTATAAATGAGATAGGGTTATTTATGAAAAACCCTAGAAATATTATAGGAGGGGCCTCTCTCTTAGTAGCTTACAGAAAGTTTACAGGAATTGTAAAGACTAGTGATTTCTCATTAGTTTTCCGTTGGACATTGAATTTCTAATATTATGCCTTTTAAACCCACAGATTTCTATACTTTAAGCGGAGCAGCAAAGGTTTATAATTGTTGGACTGGTAAAGTTACTAAATTTGATTCCAGTTCGTTCTACAACTGGGAGCAAGATAACGAGCCTGTTTATGATTTAGAAGAAAGAACCTACCTTAACTGGGAGCATGCAGGCTTTCATGGGTCTAGTGTTCCAGGCATAATTTACACTGTGTCTGCTCATGCGGTTGAGACTGGTCAGGTTGATTGCAATAGAAATATATTCGCTGATGTAAGTTCTGCTATCGAGGCTTTGCCTTCTGAAATTAGGTTCCCAGTTCTTATTGAAGTTGCTAACTTTGGTGGCATGGGAGAACTTAATCTTAAGAATATTAAGATTGGGTATAATGGGTCTTTGGAAATCATAAACCGAAACTTTGCGAAGGTTTATTCTTTGTCAGCAGGGAGTCGCGCAGGGCCTATTACAAGTCGGATTCATACTTACACCGCTACTCCTAAGCTTGCTCAATATAATTTAATACAATCAGTAAGTGCTGCTGACGTTAGTGCGACATGGAAAGATTCTCATGCAGTCCATATAGGCTCTAGAGTTCTTAGTGCAACACATCCTAAAGGGGATCCTAGACACACTAATATAAAGAGTGTCTTACAACCAGTTGTCCATAACAGAGCAGGGGATAGGGCTCCTAGTAGATTGTCTGTAGGAATTAATGGGGCTCTCAGTGGGTCCAATGCGTCAGTTGATGTATTTGTTACCACTCCTTTTGAGGACTCTATTGAGGCTGTTGGTGCTCCTCACTATTTTGGGGAATACGATGTCAGCACAACTAATCAGATGACGAGTCAGCAAATTAAAATTACTCATGATATTCAAGCAGGAACTAATGATCTGGTTACTGGCATGATGTATGGCAATGCGCTATCCTCCATCAATGTTCAAAATTGTGATGGTCCTATCTATATTAGAAATTTCTTTGTAGATAGTAATTATGACAGGGAGTCTGGTGTAAATGTTGAGAATTCAAATGTTTGGATAGAGAACTGTGCTTCTATACGAAATGCGGAAGCTGGATTTAATTTTAAGAACTCTAAGGTTACAATTGCGAGAGGTATTGCTGCCTATAGAAATTATGGAGCAGGTACAGATGGGAGAAGGCTCACTGGTTTGTGGTCGTATGCCAAACAACAGGACTCAACTTTTGCTGATACAGCAGCAGGATTGAAGGCTTCTAACTCAGAAATAACTTTTAGTGCAACACCACATAAAGAGGATCATGCTTATCCTGCTGAATTCCTAATCAACTTTTCTAGAAATGCTAATGGGGTAATTTTAGAGAACTCAAAATTGCAGGGAGGCGTGGCTCAAACAGTTGCTACTGATTATTTGAGTGGAACTCAATTTAATATAGAGCTTAATAATGATCATGGGTTAATAGCTAGAAACTCTGTTATAGATCTTGATGGTAAATTAGCAATTTATAATAATAACAGGGGAGCCCTCTTAGAGAACTCTACCGCTTATTTGGATACTTTTAGATTTCACGGAAACCAGAGAGAGGCACTCAAGTCTAGGGGTAGTAATATAAAATACAATAAGGGCCTGTTACGAATAATGCAAACTCAATCTCCGATCACAACTGGATACAAGGAGTATCCTTTTGATTTTTCGGGCAATGGTCAGCATATGGTTTTGGAGGGAGGGTCCACCTTTGATCCATTTACTACCTCTTCTATGCCTTTGAAGTATGGGCAAATGAGGTTTACTCACCCCCACGGGATTGAAACGTCTTCGGCGGCGGCGGCGGGCGATATCGGCATTGACAGTTCGGCAATAGCACCTTTGAGTCCTATAGAAATTAGGGGGGGCTCTACAGCTACTTTTGTTCATCCTATAATGAGTACGCACTTTCCAGAGGGTAATTTATCAATAGGCCCCGCCGTTTATGGGGCTTGCATTTCTGTTACTGATAATTCAAAGGCGTTATTTAAAGGGTCTGTTAGTGGGGCAAATGTAATTATAGGCCCCAATGGAACCTCCCACGGACAAGTCTATCCTGAGCAGGCGCGTCTTGCGGGAGTGTATGCAGGGCGAAATTCTAATGTCGAATTCAACGGTCCTACTTTTATAGGTAGGTTTGGGGTTGATGTTTTATCTGAAGATAATTCTGTGGCAACGTTTGGTCCTCACAAAAGATCTCAAGATGGGGCTCTAGACATACAGGGGTGGGCTTTGCGGGATTCTGGCAATCATACTGTTGTTGAGCTTCATGCGGTTAGGTCTTGCTTAGTTGCTAATAGAAATTCAACTATAAATATGACAGATCTTGGGGACTATAACGCTTGTTGGGATGGGGCAGCTAGAAGTAATCCTGAGTATGACACTGGGGCAACTACCAATTATGGGTTGGGAACGTCTTCGTATACAAGGCATGGTAGCATGCAATTTTATCCCAATCCTATTGGAGGTCCTTTATATAAAAATAGTGATGAGGGTGGAATGGCTAATTTTGATTCAGATCTAGGCGGGGATAAGGGGCAAAACGGAGATTATACATTCAAGAAGTTTGCTGGATCTCCTACGATGCAGGATATCGACGGTGAAAGTTTTGATAGGTGGTACTATTTAACAGATGACCTCTATCAACCAGCCCAAAGGTATGCAGTTAGTGCTGTGACTGCTGGGGGTATGTGTGTTAGAGCTGTTGGAGGTAGCCATGTTAATGTGAAGAATGTGAACTTCCCTTGTGGGTGGTGGAATCCTTCTGGTCTTATTTACGATATAAGTGGTGCGGATCAAGTAGGTAATACTAATCTTTTAAACTTCCATGCGTCTTTCTGTAATAGATTATTCATTTGGAACATTGCAGATAATTCGAGGTTGCATGCGTCTTTCTGTTCTGTCAGTGGGAGAGACCCCAGAAATATCCCAAGGATAGCTGGGGAAACAGAGATGTATTATGGTCCTAGTGCATTTTATGATAAAGATGGATATAATAGTTTGGGGGTTAGGACTGGGACAAATGCTAACCCCATAAACCCAGCATATAAAGCACCTTCAGCCACACCTGACACTAGTAGCTTGTCTGTTTTGGATTTCTTTGGGTTAGGAGCGATTGGAGTTTGGCCTCTTGCAGGGCTCTCGTCCGTACATACTCAAGACGCTCAAGTTGATCAAAAGACTCTCCCTCAGCAATTATTAAGCCCAGTAGCTTTTGCATCTTACGGGGCTGTGGACGGTATTCCAAAGAATGTAGGTCCATTCAGACTGTATGTTAGCGTTGATTCCATTGCTAATTTCCTTAGTAGCGTCTCTCTTTCTGAGTCTCACCGTGCGGCTAATCCTGATGATGGGTATGCTATGCAGATATTCGCTCAAGGCTATAACTTATCAGGATCAGTTTCTGCAACGAACGATTTAAGTTCGACTTGGGGGAGTATAATTAGAGCGAACCCACTCCTGCAAGTTAGTGCGATGAAGGCTGCTGGGTTCTATGGTAATGAAGCTTTAGTAACATCAGGATTTATATATAATAATGAGGTAGTTGATCCAACTACATACGCTAGAATTCGTTTAGACGAGTCTGCTGCTAGTATATTTGCTAATGCAAAAAATGGAGCAATGGGAACTTCTAATAGAGCTAAGATATGTACAATATATAAATCAACCACTGGAGTTCGAGGAGAAGGGGCGAATGAAGAGAGTAAGAGATATGGGAAGGGCTTTGTATCTCCTAACGTGTTTGATTTAGGTAAGGAAATGTAGAATGGTATCATTTAAATTTGGACAAACAGATAGAAAATTTACTGACCCCGTAAGGTTCTTTAAGGCTAATGATCCTTACTACTGGGAAGTGGACAATATTCCATTAAAGCAAATTCATGAAAATACCAAATATCTAAAAGAGAGATTAGATGGTATAGATATAGACACTGATATTAGAAGGAGAGATATTGCAGAACTCAAGCCTTATGCAAATAATTCAGATAATATTATCCGTATTAAAGCAGGAAGATACACATCAAGGATTAATAATGCTACTGATATAGATAGGCTTTCTTCTTTTTTCCAAAAAGAAGGCATAAATATAGGGGAGGATTTATTGTTATCTCTCTCTGGGGCGAGCGTGTTAACAGATTTAGTTTCTAGAGCGAGATCCACACTTTCTATAAATGCTTTAGGCCTTAATGGTCTTTCAGAGAGAGCATTTACATATCCGATATTTACGCCTGATTTTCCTATAAATTCTGAGGATATGAAGACTAGCTGGCCTGGGCCAAATGATTTTACTACTAGAGGGGGAAGGCTAGCAGGTAGACCATTTCCTATTTCTCAATTAACTCAATGGTATCAATACGCGAGCGATTTTATTGGCGCAGATGACACTACTCGTACAGATTTTTCCAAGGAACCTGGGTTCACAGGTAACTTACAAACGTTAGAACAGGAACTTATACGATATTGGAGGGGCACTGCTAGAACTGCAATTGTAGATGTTCCCCAAGAATTGAATGTTACGATTCCCGCATTTGATGAAAATGATTTTTTCTATCTTGATTCCGCAACAGGGAAGAAAACTCTTATTGATGCTAACTCTCGTATAGACTTGATTTTCATTTACTCTAAGCCAGTTGATACTAGTTCTGTTGAGATTGGTAAATTTACTGGTAATCCGAAGACACGAACAAAGATCACTGCGGCGACCGCTGGCGTTCTGCTTGGCGCAGGGGTTGGGCTAAACGAGCACTCTAAGTCTAAGGATAATTTTACTTACGTTAAGGGAGTGGACTCCGAAGGCAGATCAGTAATGATGCCTAGTGTGGGAGATGAAAATAATACAGATAGTGGATTTTTATCAGGAATTAATCAGCCAACAGGGATACATGGATCGTTCCCCTCTCCAGAAGACCTACTAAATATATCACCCCTACTTTCAGAGAAGTTAGAAACCGATAGTTGGTTACTCACTGGTCAGACTATACTTCCTGTTGCTTATGTTAAGATTAACAAAACTGCTACTCTCAATAAAAAGGGAGCTGCGATAATTACAAATGATGATATCGTTGATATAAGGCCTTTCTTTAGAACAGCAGAATTATCTTATAACGAGAGGGCGGGAGTTGCGGCAGCGATGCCTCCTTTGTCTATAGCAAATGCTGCTGTAGGTAAGTATCAACTAGATTATGAGGTCAATAGAGTCTATAGAACTTTAAATTTAAGGCTTAAAAATATAATCCGTAATCCTGATATCAGCCCCGTCCCCCCTGGCGGGGGAGATCCTGATCCTGGTGGAGGAGGAGGAAAATCTCCGTCTATGCCTCGTAGGGTAGCTACAGGATATGTTTTTGGGGGATCAATGTATGGGCCAGAGGCAGCTATGGCAGATTATTTTGGGATAAGGACTAAGACCGATATTCGAAACTCTGCCCCTAATAGAGCTACAAATAAAGCGAGGGTTAGAGATTTCTATGGATTAAAATCTGATGTCGTTCTTCCTGATTATCCTGATTGGGATCCGGCCAATGCAATGGGGCTTAATGGTAGGAAGGTAGGGGGTCCAAATAGTTGGACTTGGGTGGTAGATCTTTTTGCGAAATCATCCGGCGGCAAAAAGTATGGATACGTAGATTACGAATGTTTTGATGAAAATAACTTTGGAGATCAGCGAAGCTACTTCACCGCTGGGCATCAGCCCTTCGGGGGGCAGACAATAGGGTCGGGATTTGCCCCTGGAGGGTATGGAGGTGAACGACGATTCTCGTGGATCCAAAAAACAATTAAGCTTGATAAGACTGATGTCGAGTGGATGGGAGACTATGATGTTGAAGTATCCTTTATAGGAGTTCAAAGCACAGCATATTGGATTGACAAGCAAAGAGATGAGTTTACAATTTTTGTTGCACAGAGAGGAGGTTCGAGAAACCCTCATGATTGGACGCAGAGGGGGCAATTGATCCCGCCGATCTGGCCTGTTGGGCGGACCAGGGGTGCCGAGAATTCAAGGAATTTGCTCGACGGGTGGCCTGTTTTAAATAGTGTTCTTTCGACTGCGCCTAAGCGTAGACAGAATTATCTGGGAGAGCCAGCAATCGGAATTGCTTTGTATCCTACAATTCAATTTACTGTCACTGGATATCCCTCTGACTGGGTTGGAGTTCATACTGATCTCACCCGCCCTGGTCACAAAATAAAACTAGTGTGAGATGGTTGACGAACCCATCCAATTTGGCTGTGGGGAGATAAGGCCAGGAAAGAGACCTCCAAAACCCCCTCCCCCTATCCCAGTCCCCCCTATTGGAGTTGGAGGTGGTGGTGGTGGTGGTGGTGGTAGCGTTCCGCCAGTCCCAGTTTGCCCTCCCTTCTGTGGTAAAAAACCAACTAGACCACAGCCGAATTATGGGCCTGCGTGGATATGTCTTACATCTTGTAGGATCTACTGTAATAAACATCCGTTATGGCCTATCCCTGGCTTTTGGGAGGAGGGGAACATGTGTTTCGAGGAGCAGGATTGTTACGAGGGTCAGTGGACTGAGCCTGTGTATGGCCCTAGATACTATGAGATACTACCTCATGAGTGGGAGAGGTTTCTTCGGGTGCAGTGGGAATGCTCGGATAACAAGGGTGCAACGGGTGATAAACGATGTGAGGTTTTGGAGGGCGCAGATGTGCTTGAGCGAGAGGCTCTTGCGATGATAGAGGATCCTACTGCGGCACATTGGAAATCTGGCCTGACCGCGCAGGCGGACTGTCGGGAGAACTGTCATGGGGCTTACGGGGAGTGCGTTGCGCCCGTGGAGGAGGAGGAGTTGGGGTTTAAATGTGATTCGCCTTCGGTGTTGCATGGGGAGCCAGGGACATGTGTACCGTGCAAAATAGACCCAAAGGATCCAAAATGTAAGAGGTGGACTAAGAACGATTGTGAGAACAGCCCTGAGTGCATGATAGGAGGGACTATAGCACCACCAGGAACCGTAATCACCCCAGGTCGAATTGGGAGACCAGAAAAATCTGTTTGTTTGCCTGTTGCAGTTCGTTATTGTCCTCCGCCTGGACCAATTACAGGGCCAGGAGGGAAAATGGGAAAAACAGCAGAGCCTAAAAAAATAAAACAACAAGTAATGGCTTGTTACGAATGCTCCTTCAATCATGAAACTGGTAAACATGGGCTTACTGGCAGGGCTAGGAATAACTGGAAGGATGCTGTAGATAAGTTCGGTGGCGCAGAAGCGTTTGGGGAGGATTGGTATAAAAGCGCACAAGACAAGTCTCGTGATTGTGACCTGGATCCTACTGAGTGTAAAACAAAATGCAAGAATAAAAACTTTGATTGCCCTGACGGGGATAAGCGAAGAGGAGATCCTGATCCTATTCCCGATGGTTGGAAGTGCCTTAAAAATCTAGGACCTCCTCATTGCGTTCAATGTTTTCTTGATGGATCAGATCCCGATTGTCTTTTTGACGAGATAGAAGAGTGTGAATTAACGTGTAAGGATGCTCCAATATTTACAGGAAATGATCCTATAATAGATCTTAAAACGTTTAAGACGGTAGAGATAGATCCCCTGGTAACGTTTAAAGAGGTTGACCCCGTTAAAGTTCAAGATAAAACCTTTGGTGATATAAGTCTAAAAGATATTTTGATAAAAGCTTTGCCCATTGGCCCTACTCTTGGCGATAGAACTATTAAAGATCTTTTGATTGGTAATGTTCCTCTTACTCCTACAGGTATTATTTTTACAGGTAATGATATTCAAGATATATTAATTAGTGCGATTATTGATCTATCTCCTACTGGAATTAGCATTGGAGATATAATGCTAAAGGATATTTTATTGGGTGCGATACCTCCAGGAATTATTTTAGGAGAAAGGAGGATAAGGGATATCTATATTCCTTATATTCCACCTGGAATCATTATTGGAGGGGAAACAATAAAGGATATCTTAATTAAAGCGCGACCGATAGGGGGGAGGAGCTTAGGAGATATAACCCTACGAGATATTCTAGTTGATCCTAAAATTCCGGGGAGACCGTGGATTCAGATCGGAGGTATAACCCTACGAGATATTCTAGTTGATCCTAAAATTCCGGGGTTTCCAGGAATTCAGATCGGAGATATAACCCTACGAGATATTTTACTGCCCCACATTCCTCCAGATGTATCTTTTCGGAGAGATTCTGTACATGACCTTGTTGAGTTAGAGGATCCTACCATTGGAGGCCCAGTTCGACCAACCACATTTGGAGGCCCAGTTCGACCAACCACATTTGGAGGCCCAGTTCGACCAACCACATTTGGAGGCCCAGTTCGACCAACCACATTTGGAGGCCCTGTAGTTGGCGGTGACCACCCCGAATTTAGAGATGTAAACCAAAGGAATATAGCTGAGTTAGATGACCCCACACTCGGCGGTCCCAGGGCTGGTGGGGACTTGCAGGAACCAGTTCCTAGACTCGGTTTTGATCCAGTTCATAGAATGGCTGGGTTTCCTAAGGAAGTTGGATCACCTCTTCCTGGATTGGGAGACGATGTTCGACGTTCCCCATATTCAAAGGCTGGGGGGCAGGCTACTAGAATTAGAGATCAGGTAATTAGTGTTCCTGATCTTGCAGGCAAGTTAAGTTTTGGTGAAAAAGAGATTGATAGTGGTCACATATATCATACCAGATATACGTTCACTGGTGACGCTCCGAAAGATGTTAATTTAAATACTAAGCCTACGGAGATAAATGGTAAATATTTAGATATTTTTAATGATAACGTTACGCCGGTAGTAAAATATTTTATAGATAGGCAAGGAGAATATAAGGGGCCTTGGCATGAGTCTATTATCTTCGCATTGATTACTGAGAATAAACATATCTTAAATAGTATAAATCAAAACTTATTGTATGTATTTGATAATTTAGCTTATGCTAACGATTTGAAGATTGCTCCCGAAATTTTTCACAACATAATAGTTAAAAAGTTAATAAGTAAAAGAATTGAGGAGTTTGATTCTAGTTTTTATCTGTCTATGTACGAGAAACAAAAAGACAATAGGATAATACAAATAATAAAAGCACCAGACCCTATTGATAATTATAAAGTGGCTTTGGGGATGATCGCTGAGGAGGCTATTCCCGCAGATCCTGATAAGTATGGCGGTGAAGAGGATATAGATTATATAACAAATATTAAACTTCCTCTGGACGATCTAGGGAGTGGGGCTGCTATTTCTTTCTCTGCCTGCAATGTAGATTCCTCTGCTATTAAATTTCCCTTCACTAAAGGGGCGGGAGGCACTAGTGGGGTGGTGGTGTCCGCAAACTGTGAGGGAGCCCCAGTGAGCGCACTGCTTTATCCAGGGTCTGGTCCTGGGTATTACTTTAAGTTGTCCGCAAATCCTACGATACCTCTTATGATGGAGACAGACCTAAGCAAAACTTATATTACCCCCATAACAACGTTAGAGAAAGCAATTACCTTATTTGGGCATGATCATGTAATGTCGTTAGAGGTAACTTCTGTGGCAGATAAATCTGAATTAGATTCATCATTCACCACATCTTTTACGGATAATAAAATATTCTGTTCCCTTATACCTGGAACAGTGAAGGATGATCCCGATAGAAAAGACAATGATTTTATTAGTGAGTACCTCGCAGATTATGAAATAATCACTGATGAGACTAAAAGGTTGGACGCTTCTATAGAGGCAGGCTTATTAGCTATGCAAATCAATATCCACAAAGATGATCCTATAAGATCTTATCTTTCTGATTACGTGGACGAGGCGGAAGGTACTAAGGCATGTTCCATGAGATTTAAGAACATAGATTTCAGAAATTTCTTAGGGGAAGTGTCTCCTGCTGAGGGGCACATTGTAGCGAGAGGGCTTGTGCCTAAGGTTTTGGTTTTTGTATTTTCCTCAGGGAGCAAGTTTCTCCCAATACGTGAGGGCTTCTCTGATATTATAAGTATTTCTAATGACACTAATTCAAAGCGTAGGTTTGTAAGAGGTATGCCTATAATATCTCACCCTAGTCCTGACACGGCTGGATATGCTTTGGATAGAACTTTAGTGTTTGATGAGTTCGGAACATATGGTATAGGGCTTGTAGGTCAGCAATATGGAAATTTAAATACTAACAAATTCTTTTTCAAATTTGATCCTGATAGTTCCAAGTATAAAGATACTTTCTACAAGACTACGGGTGGTGATCATGAAAATGATTATACTGTATGTAGCACGTACACTGGTGACGAGCCAGCACAAGAAACTCCTATACTAAGGAGGGTGGCAAAAGAGATAATCAATGAAACCTTACGAGCTAAATATTATAGAAAGGGATTTACTTGGTGGGATATACTTAGTCGCCTTACTTTAGGAGAGGTGGGGAGAATGATTAATGATCTACCCCCTGATATATGGAAGGATTTGGCTACAGGTAGATTCACTGGGGGGAATAAGATATTTCCCTCCCTGAATTCCGATGATGAGATAACGGGTATAATAACTACGAAACCTTCTGCTGATGATGAAACCATCGCAATGGGGGTGACTGATGATCCAGTAGATATAACAGATACCAAGATCATAAAGGCTACCGATAGGTTTGATACTATAGCGAGAAGTGAGGAAGAGCACGGATTACGGGGAAGTGCTACCATTTTTGATGCGAATGAAGTAGATGCTGCTTCAACTGATTTAGAGGAGTAATTATAATGAGACTTGTTGGTGTAGCAGGGAGCCCAGTTACCGCGCCTTGTTCGCGTCTAGTAACTCCTGGCTCACTTACGGTATTTGCAGATGGCATGGGGGTGGCTAGGGTAGGAGTGGATACTGCTCATTTGGTTCCAATAGTTGGCCCTGGGTCTCCTACGGTATTTGTGGAGGGGGCAGTAGTGTCTTTAGTTGGGGATGCAATAACAGTGCATGATAGCAAACCTACGCATACTGTCTTTACTACTACACTAGCAGTACGAACCCACTCAGTATGGTCGGGAGGGTAACAAAAAATAAATTTTATTTTCATTTGTTCTATTACAAAGCTAAATAAATATGAGAATTACCGAGGTAGTCTCATACATATTTCTAGAAATACAGGAGTTTAATTATGTACAAGGATATTGATCCAAATATTGCTAAGGCCTTAATGGAAGGTTCAAGCTGGGAGAAAGCTGGTTTTAAGGTTGTCGATGAGACAGGTAACGAAGTTATTCATGAGGCTAATGAACCTCAGGCACCCGCACAAGAGGTAGAGCCTCATTCTTGCCCTCTGTGCCTAAGCGAGCTTACTGAGCCTATCTCTGACGAACAGATCGTTGAGCATCTTGATAGTGTCCTGACGATTATGGACGTTATTGAAGAGAGTTTAGTAAATGAAGATCCTAACGCTGAGGTAGTTGAAGAGGATTCCGATGACGAAGAGTGGGAATGGGTTGAGGAAGAGTGATTGATGTCCAGCAATCTCCCTAATGTTTCAATAGGGGACTTTGCGGAATCAATACTGAACGAGGGGCAAACGCAAAGTGCGCCCCCTCAAGGTTCTCAGTCGTTCGATAATTCTCCTTCTTTTGATTCTATGCCTACCCCCTCTCCTGGGCAACTTGATATATCAAATGTCCAGGTTCCTGATGATTTTGTAACTTCGCTTGTCGAGGGTAAGGAATCTGAGGTTGAGCAGGAACAGGTTAGGGCAGCAGCTCCTTTAGGGGAGGACTCTGGGGATAGATTAGAGATACTTCTTTCTCGTCTATGCTCCTTATTGGAAGAAACTAAGGGCTTGATCAGTGAGATGGGTATGACCGCTGGGGCTGGGTTATCTCCTGGGGCTACCGAGGTGGGGCATCTTGGAGTTACTCAGGCTTGCCCTGTTCAGAGAAAGGCGCGTAAGAAGGTGCGTAAGAAGGTGCGTAAGAAGGTGCGGAGAGAGAGGAAGCCTGTCGCAGAAACGATTGAGGCAGTTCTGAGGGATCTGGATAATGGAACTATTTGATCTAATAACTGAAGCCAAGAAGGATAAGAAGACCAAGGCTCAAAAATCGAGAGTTAAGGTTTATGACACCATAAAAGATGCTCTCAATAAAAGTTATATGGGTCAGGTATTTTCAACCAAGAAAGCGGGAAGGCTTTATGTTACTACCCATAAGAAGTGGGGAAAAGATAAGGCATCACAAGTAGGGTCAAAGATTGCTAAGGGATTCACCCCTGGATCGGCCACGCCTGGGGCTTCTTGGCCTGAGGTAAAGGGATATGCTGTGCGTACTATGGCTAGGCATGGTGGGCAAAAGACTAAGAAATTTACTGGTGGTAAATACTGGAAGAGTAGAAAAAAGGGTAAGAAACATGCTGCTAAATGATATTCGTATTTTAGAGAACATAGAAATTCTTTCTGAGTCTACATCTCCTCAAGGGATGAAGATTAGAGGCGTATTCCAAAGAGCGGATGAAGCCAATAACAACAAGAGAATTTATCCTAAGGCTATCCTTGAGACGCAAGTTAAAGCTCTTCAGCCTATGATTAAGGAGAACCGCCTCTGTGGTGAGTTGGATCATCCTAGTCATGACATAGTTAAGCTTTCTAATGCTTCCCATCTTGTAACAGGATTGTACATGAAGGGTGGTGATGTAATTGGTGAGGCTAGAATCTTGGGCACTCCAGCAGGTAAGGTAGCTCAAGCCCTTATTGAAGGTGGCGTTAAGATTGGAATTTCAAGCAGAGGCGTTGGAACTCTGTCAGAAGATACCATGCAAAAGGTAAAGTTTGTTAACGATGACTACAAGATGGTTACCTTTGATCTTGTAGCAGATCCTTCTACTCGTGGCGCATACCCTGATCTTTACGAGTCCAAGCAAAGTGCCCTGGAGACTCGCAAGTTTGTTGACGATGCCTATAAGAAGGCGTTAGGGGAGCAAGTCTTTGTTACTATGTTGAAGGACAAGCTTGGTTCTCTTAACGAGGTTTATTCGGCCAAGGATTATAGATCTCCTACTCCTCCTGCTAGACAGAAGAGTAACACGGTTAACCCAGACTATGATTCTGTTATGAAGGCCAGAGGCTATCCTAGCGTTGATGATATTATGAAGAGGGGTTCTAATGATGATCCATCTCACAAGTGGTTTAAGGCTATGATGACAGCAGTAAAGGGGCAACCCACTGTGCAAGAAGGTAAAAAGAAGAAAAAGGTTAAGAAGGCAAAGGTTTATTACGAGGGTGTTAGCTCCGAGGATATCAAAGCTGAGGTTGCCAGGAGATTAGGCGGAGATCTGACCCTTGAGGATATTAAGGCTGAGGTTGCTAGAAGGCTAAGAGAAGCTAAAAAGGTTGTCCCTTTTGGCATGACCGCTCTCTTCAACGGCGGTAACGGGGGTGGCGAGGAGGCTGCGCCTAAGCCCGAGTCTAAGCCTAAGCCCGAGTCTAAGCCTAAGCCCGAGAAGCAGTTGCCGAAGAAGCGAAGGCCGACATCGAAGCCGCCAATAATTGTCGCTAAACAACCGAAAGGCTAAACTTACATAAAATTAAAAAAAATTGGTATATTTTTCATAAAAGTATAAATATTAATAAGATACAAGGAGAATCTTTATGCGTAAAAAGAAGAAGAAAACACTAGATCAAATCCTCCCTGAGGGTTTATCGGAGTCAGCAGTCAAAGAGATTACTGGACTCATGCAAGATGTTATAAACGAACAGGTAGAGGAAAAGGTTAAGCTTCTTGAGGCTAGAGTTACCTCCTTCGTTCGTGCGAATATCGATACTCTTAAGGAGCAAGCTGTCAAAGAGCTGGAGCTAGAAAATGATACTTTCCATAACGCCCAACTCTTTGAGACCGTTAAGTCGATCATGGCAGTGGAACTCGACAAGGATGACGAGGATTCCGCCATTAAGATCCTGGCAAACGAGTCCAAGGAATTGGAAGGCGAGATGGGACTTCTTAGCAACGAGCTTGATAGAGTCCTTAAAGAGAACAGTAAGATGCAAGCAGTTATTTCTGCCTTATCAGATAAGACAGACATGCTTGACGAAGAGAGGAATTCTTTGGTTGAGGCTAATAGCCAGCTAGAGAAAGTCGTGGAAACTTTGGAAGAGTCCAATAAGAAGCCATTCAAGTCTTCTGAGAAGGCCCTGGTTGTTTCCGAAAATAATGTAAATGTACAAAGAACTGGAGATAACGAGTTCTTAACCGAAGATGTTATGAAGTTTATGCCTTAAGGAGGCAGTAATATGGATAGTTTAGGTGGTTCAAATAGTTTAGTCCAAAAGTGGGAACCAATTCTAGAAGGCATCGACAACGATTATACTCGTCGTGTAACGGCGCAGCTTCTTGAGAATCAGGCCAAGCAAATTGTGTCTGAAAAACTCCAGGAGAGTGGCGGTGTTACAACGGGTTCAACAACTGTCGGTCATTTGGGAACCTTCCAGAAGTTCGCTTTCCCGCTTGTTCGTAGGGTTTACCCTGAGTTGGTTGCCAACAATATTGTTGGTGTTCAGCCCATGCAAGGCCCAGTTAGCCAGATCTTTTATCTTGGTAATAGTAGGTTCCATAACACAACCCAACAGGTTGTGTACAGCAAGTATAAGCTGACCTACCGTGGTCTCAACAACGAAGCTATTGGTTCTAGGTCAGACATTGCCGAACAAACTGTTGCTGGTGGGTTTGATCCTGATCAAGGTTGGGGTACTGGCCAGTTCGCGGGTGCCGCTGGCGCGGGTTCTGGTATGGATCTTGATGGTACGCTTTCAAGGCTTAGTACTTCTGGTGTCGTGTCCGCTAACGCTGGTGGACCTAGCTCGACGTTTGGTGGCAAGATCGCTTCTTGGCCTCATACCAATACGACGATGGGTTGGACGGTTTCTGGTGGTGAGCAACTGAACCTTACTGGTATTCCAGAAATTCAGTTCCACATCCAGCAACAGGCAGTTGTGGCTAACACTCGCAAGATGAGAGCCCTGTGGACGATTGAAGCTTCTCAGGACCTCAAGGCTTATCATAACCTTGATCTTGAGCGTGAGCTGACCGATCTTCTTAGTAAGGAACTTTCCTTGGAGATTGACCGCGAGATCCTTGAAGATCTTCGCATGATTGCTTACGGTTTCAATGGTGCTAATACCTTGGGTAACTGGAAAGCTGAGTCTCTGGATAACGGGAATCCTAACGCTTTCGGAAACACAAAGGGTGTTTTCCAGGGAGTTAATGAGACTGGGACGGGCGGTACGCCTGATTTCACTCCGAGTGCCTTCACCTACGAACAAGCAGATGAGCTTAAAGAGCTTCAAACTGCTATTGATTCGAATGTGTTCCTCGTGGACTTTACTGCAACAACGGGTGCGAATGCTGGCTTGGCTGATTTCAATCCTCGTCACATCGGTGAGTTGTATGGTAACCTGCTGGCAACAATGAACATTGCCTCACAGGATATCTACAGAACAACTCATAGAGGTCCTGGTACTGTGATGATCACCTCACCTCTGATGGCTAGCTTCCTAGAAAGCTCTGCCAAGCTAGAGGGAGGAATTGCTCCAGCGGATGCCCCAACTAACATGGGCACCAAGGTGCAGTACAAGGGCAAGTTCGCTGGCAAGTATGACCTGTATGTTGACCCCCTGTGGCCTGAGGACGAAATCCTTTTGGGTTACAAGGGCTCGAATGCTATGGACGCAGGCTTTGTCTACGCTCCGTACATTCCGCTACAGCAACTGCCTACTATCACGGATCCTGATAACTTCCAACCCAGGAAGGGTATCCTGACTCGTTATGGCAAGGCTGCTATCACTCCTGCTCATAGATTCTATAGAATCATTAGAGTGGTTGGTCCTAATGCTAACTGGCTGCTCTCGCCATTCGCTAGAGTCCAGAAGATCGGTACAACCACGGTAACTGGTTATAAGTAATAATCAGCTAGACTGATAAAAGAAAAGACTGAGAGACATAAAAAGCTCTCAGTCTTTTCTGCATTCTAGGGTATATAAGATAGAGGGCTTTTTATTATGGCGTTTACAGATACCTTCGGACCTGTTAGACCAAGAGTTACATCTTACGGAACTTCTTTTGGTACCTATGGTGGTAATCGGATTACGGATACAAGCTCCGCTCCAGGGGATATAGATCCTAGTAAGCTAAATAAAAATACGCTTGTAGATGGAGTAGAGTTTACTAGTTTTGATGACACCGTTAAGGACTATGTTCTGGCCAAGCTTGGGCATCCTGTGGTGAGGGTAGAGCTATCTCCTTTACAGTTAAAAATTGCGACTGATGAGGCTGTAACTAAATTGTCTTATCACGCTCCCTTATGGTCACGAAACTACGCCACCTTTGAGGCCTCTGCACCATATAATGTCTATGAGATTCCTACTTATATGTTAGATAATCTGGAGTATGTGGTCTACAAAAAGAGCCTGCTCTCACTCCAGTCTCAGGCAGGAACTTTGGAATTTGATTTCTTCATCAAATACTTCCAGGATAATCATTTGTTTGGAGATTTTAACGTTGGAGAATTTTACCTACTTCAGTCTCATCTAGAGCAGATGAGAAAGATTCTGTCTCAGGAGGGGTCCTGGGACGTGCTTAATGGTAAATACTTGCAGATAAATCCTAGGCCTGCTAAGACTGTGGAGTATGTCCTTTTAGAGTATAGGGCTTTAAACTCAGACACTATACATCCCGCTTACAGAAACTGGATTCAAAGATATGCTTTGGCTAGTGCTAAGGGTATCCTTGGGGAGATAAGGAGTAAGTATTCTATGTTGCCTTCTCCTGGTGGAGGGGCTCAGTTGAATGGGCAAGCTCTAAAAGAAGAGAGTGCAAGAGAAATGAAAGAGTTAGAAGAACAGCTTCTCGCAGAGATCGAGGAGCCACCAGTCTTCACAGCATTCTAAATGGCATACAAAAAGAATTATAAAGTAACCACGCCGATGCCTCTTATCCCTGATATCGATATTGAGGATAGCGAGCTAAGTTTATTTGATCCTACGAATCCAGATATTAATCTATTTAATTTGGTTGACGATGAGATCATTAGACTAAGTGGGTCCAAGTTATATTTCTATAAGTTTTATCTGGCTGAGGATGATTATGACGATGTCTACATGGAGTCCAAGAATAAGGCCATTGTATCGGAGCCTATGTTAGTTCATGGTCACTATGACCCCAAGATTCTAGAGGAGAATCTATCAGAGTTTGGCATTGAGCTTACCAATGATCAAGTTTTTGTATTTAACAAGAGCTACATAGAGCAGAAGTTAGGTAGGATTGTTACCCCAGGAGATGTGATTAAGCCAGCTTTTCAGAATCAGAAGTATGAAATCTTTGAGGTTCAGGAAGATGCCTTTGAGGCTTACGGGGTTTATCATCTTAACTGTCATGCTAGATTGCTTAGGGATTCTGTGGAGATTCAGGATGCTCCTTTGCTAGATACAACTGATCCTTTAGGGGGGTATGAAGGGAAAGTGGGTACTGTATAGTGGCAAAATTAGATCCAAGATATATGGTTACTGACAATAGCCTAAGCTCAGTTGATGGTAAAACTACTTATCAGGTTAAATTTGATACAGAGACAGTACTCACTAAGACTCAGCGGGAGTCCGATGCAGACTTTGGCTTAGACCCTAGAAGAAAGACAAATAGGGAGATAGCTATCAAGAAGGAGTTGCTTGAGCTACATCGAAAAGAGAGTGATATTTCAAGAGTCTACAAAGAAACTTTAAGAGCTGTCATACATCTTTTTAGTGATCTATTTGTTATCGACTCGGACGATAACTTAGTAAAAATTTCTTGTACCCACGGTCACCCAGAGAGGGTGATAGCAAAGCTGAAACAAGAAAGTAATATTATACTTCCTGTTATTACCGTTACCCAGTCTACTAGCGACAACGACGATAACAGAAGAAAATTTACGCCTATTCTAGTTAATGAACGTTACTGGGATACTGATAAGCATAGGGCGTATAGGATAGTGAGTTTTGCTCCCAGGCCTGTTAATATTAACTACAGTATTAATTTTTGGACTAAGTATATGGTAGATATGGATCAGATGTTAGAACAATCTAGGTTAAAGTTCAACCCTGATGCTGCTATTAATACGCCCTTCAGTACGAAGACAAAGGCTTTTATAACTGAAGAGGTAGATAATTCTGAGCTTACCCCAGGGGATACTGCTGAGAGGATTCTAAGGAAGACCTTGAACATTTCTGTTGAGGGTTACATACCAAGCCCGAAGTTCTTGTACTCTTCTACTGGTAAGATAGAGAAGCTAAAAGCAGAGGCTGTACTTCATCACATAGATAAGAGAGAATAAAAATTAAAAATTTTCGCATCACTTTCGGGTAGTGTCAGTAAATAATATAGAGGAGTTTATAATGGTTAATGAGGATAGGATAATAAAGAAGGGTAAGCCTGCGTTTAGTACCCCAAAGTCTCTTAAGCCTCGCAAGGTGATTGAAGCTCCTAAAGAAGTAAAAAGGCAAGTAGTTCCTACGAAAGCAGTAAAGAATGAATGCCTTCAATCATTAGAAGTTTATTTTAAGAACAGTGAAGGGCAAGATGATACCTGTTGGTTACAGCCGAGAGGGGTTTTAAAGTTGCCTGCTTCCTGTTTAACGTCTCAAATCGATCTTTTGCAAAAGAGGAGACTAGTTCGAGTTTTTAATATCTAGGAGATAGCCCATGCCAACTTACGTAAGTCCAGGTGTATATGTTATTGAAAAGGACATATCACAATATCCCCCAACTATTAACTCTTCTGTTGTAGGGTTGGTGGGTTTCGCCTCTAAGGGTCCTGTGAATAAAGCGACCTTAATTACTAGTCCAAATAGATTAATAGATACGTTTGGTGAGCCATCTGAGACCATAAGAGGGCAGGGTCTTGAAGGTGCATTGGAGATATTGGAGACCACAAATAGCCTTTACTATGTAAGAGCAGCTAGTACTGATGCTGCTGATGCTTCTGCTAGTATACAATTCGGTAGTTGTCCTGCGGTTTTGGTGTCTGGGCCAAACTCCGATGACAACGGTCTCGGTGTCACTGGGGGAGCAGCCGCGACTATTTACGCTCAGGTGTATAATAATAATGGCGTTAAGCAATACGACTATCCTAAAAAGTTTAACATTAAAAATAATTTTACTGCCAATGCTGATGCCTCAAGTCAGGGTAAGGCATTGGCGAAAGTATTCGGTGGGTCTTTACAAACAGGAAATCTAGGTGTTCATTGGGATAAGGAGAGTGCTGCGTCTGGATATATAGTTAGTAGATTCGCTGGGTCTGGTGCGTATATGGAGCTATCTGCGTTTGTCCATGAAGATAATAACTCTAATAAGGGTATGGAAATATTCCAAGCAGTTAACGCCCCATCTGGAACTGTATCAGGCGAAGGCATTGGGGGCACTGCATCGCACAATAATTTTGCGAGTGCAATTAAAGTGTATGGAGGCTCAATATACACAGGAGAAACCACTTCCGGTTTCGGATACCTTGTTGAGTCTCTGAATCCTGGAGCTGGCTACAACGCTGGGAAGAAGCCTAACGGGGAGACTAGTGGAACTAGTATTACTGTTACTAACCAGAACGGTCCTTATTTTTCTCTCAATGTCAATGACAGGGGTCAGCCAGTTGAAACTTTCAAATGCTCTCTGACAAAAAATAAGGATTTTGTTGAGGATGTAATCAATGTTGGTCAGGATAATCCTAAGTCTGATTACATTAAGGGAAACCTCTTTGCTTCAGGTCTTCTGACAATAACCCCTAACGCACTACACTCTTTCGGTCAACCCCTCACTGAGATAGCTCATGGGTGGGATGGAGTTAGTATGCGGTGGCAGACATCTGGTGGGACTGCGCTCACCAATGTCGGGGACGATGCTGCTATCGGCAAGAAGCACCCCGCTAGGCCTAAGTTTGTGAAGGCAATTGAAGGGACTTATAATTTATCTGGTGGCAATAACGGCCAGTCTGCAAGCGATAATACTAATGACACTAACTTGATCGGTACTACATCAGGGGGTGCAAAGACTGGTATGCAGGCCCTGGATGATGAGGTTCTTAATATCTCAATAGCTGCTGTCCCTGGGTATACTAGGCAGGCTGTTCAGAATGCCTTGATCAGCCTAGCAGAAACCACACAGGATTTCCTCGCTGTGGTAGCTCCTCCCTACGCTGTTGGCGGTGCTCAAGACGCAATCGATTGGTCTAATGGGCAGGGTGGAGGCAGAACCGCTGCTATAACAAGTAACTATGCTGCGATCTATTGGCCATGGTTGAAGGTATTCAGCGTCCATGATGGCAAGGATCGTTGGTATGATCCAGCAATATTCGCTATAAGGCAAATGGTTTACACCGATAATGTTGGTGAGCCATGGTTCGCTGCTGCTGGCTACAATCGTGGTAGATTAACCAAGCCTGTTGATGTGGAAGTTATAGTAAATCAAGGTGACAGAGACTCCATGTACAGTGGTGGAAATGTTATTAACCCAATTGCTAACTTCCCGCAACAAGGAATTACAATATTCGGGCAGAGAACTGCACAAAGAACTGCAACCGCTCTTGATAGAGTAAACATTCGCAGGCTGATGATCTTCATCAGGAAAGTTCTTCTGCAAGCAGGCAGGCCTTTTGTCTTCGAGCCAAATGATGAGTTCACTTGGCAACAAGTTGAAGAAACCTTGAATCCGTTCTTGGATGATATCAAGAGGAGAAGAGGTCTTGTTGAATTCCGTGTCGTATGTGACGATACAGTAAATACTCCAGTTAGAGTTGATAGGAACGAGCTTTGGTGCAAGGTTCTCCTCAAGCCAACGAAGACTGCTGAGATCATAATCTTTGAGCTTAACCTGACGAATCAGTCCGCGCAATTAGGAGGATAATAAATAATGGCGACTTCACTATATCAAACTCAATTCGGTAGAAAGTTTACTGGCGGTAAAAATCTACCTCAAGTCTCTACGGATCTCGATTCGGTAAGAGCATACCAATTCGAACTTCAGTTCCAAGGTGTGCCTGCTGGTGGAACCGTTGCCAGAGACTTTACTCTTGCAGCGAAGCAAGTAAGCCCCGCTGGATTTACGGTGGAAGACATTACCGTTGATCGTGTTAACGATAGGGTATTCTATCCAGGTAAGGCTTCTCCCGAAGAGATTACAATTACTTTCGATAATCTCATGCTCAAAACAGTAGCCTCAGACTTGTGGGGATGGTTTAAAACAAGCTACGATCCCATGACTGGTGAACTAACCAAGCAGGGTGGTCCACGAGGAGACAAGTCATTTAAAGCTATGAAGCTCTCTATCCTTCAGTTAGACAATGTTCTAAATCCTCACGCTACCACAGAGCTTTATGGTGTTTGGGTGAAATCATGGAAGACTGCTGAATTCAATTATGCCACTAATGAATTCCATACTATAGAAGTTACATTCCGCTATGATTTCATGGATAACTTTAACTACTGAGATGCACTAACATCTGAATCCAAAAGGTCCGACTTCGGTTGGGCCTTTTCTTATATCACTATAATACACTATGCAATATTATCAGGAACTCCTTGAAAGCTTTGATAAGTTAAAGAAGAGGAAGTTCAAGCTTACGATAATGGAGCAAGGGGGCAATGCAGAAGCTCAGGCTCAAGCTGCGCTGGAGGCGGCGAAGGGTGGCACCCATGATACCCCTGTTGAAATAGGAGCAACCAAGAATGGCAGTCCCATCAGAGGGTATGTATCATCGGAGGGAGCTGTGTTGGTTGTGGCTCCCTGGCCAAGAGGCGGAGTAAGGCAGAAGAGGGTAATTGATGCGCCTCCGCCAAATGGGACTGGCCAAGTAATACCTGACGTGTGGAAAGAGTTTTTAACATTTTTTTCAGGTGATGAAGAGGCTGCTCCTGTTGAGGGTGAGGAGCAGGAGGTCTTTGGTGGAGGGGCTGCTCCAGGGGATACGATTAGGACTATGTTAGAGTCTGGGAGCCAGAAAATAAGGGATAGGCTTGGTGACTGGTTCCTAGGTATGAATAGATTATCTGGAAATCTGTTCGATAAGTTAGGGCCTCATAAAGATATTCTAGGGACTATCCCTGGAGGTAGTGCAGAGGGATTTGCAGGGTCCTTTACTGGGGCTGCGGGGAGATCAGTAGAAAGGCAGCTTGTCAATAGTAAGAGAGTTGTTCGAGATGAGGAGGGCAGGTTATCAAGGCTAGGTGCAATGGACCCAGTAGATCTAGCGGTTGGAGCTAGTAGGCTTCATAACTTATTATCCAAAGCTAGCTTAGATAAGATATCCGAGTCGGAGGCTCTGGAGTTGAGATCCAATATGGCTTTTAACGAAGATGGGTCTGTCTTCCTGAGAACGGGAGGTCCTAATGAGGGCTTGCTGTTCAAAGACAATGGGAGAGCTATAACAGCCGCTATGAGGGTGGCAGAAGACAGGGGTAATTTTAAATTTGACGTGCTCCCCTTGAAGGCGGCGACCGCAGGCATATCTTCCTGGAGAGGCAAGAATTTAGAAAGGGTTTCAACTATTCGAATGCTTGCCAAGAAATGTATTGGTGCTAGAGAGATGGGGATGGAGGTTGAGCACCCCCCTCAACCCGTAGCGTGTGCAGCTCTTCAGAGAGAGGTGGGAGAGTTTGTAGGGGAAGCTCACAAGTGGAGAGAAGCTCATCAATGGGCCAGAGGTTTTGAGTTAGGTGATTCTGCAATTAGAGCAGAGGACCAAGAGATTCTTAGATCCATACAGAGCACTGGCATCCAAGGAGAGGGCATAGCTGATATGGTCAGAGGTATCTTCCAGTTGTCCAAGGAGAGTGATGATTTGTTGGATGCGGATATGATAGTTCCAGTCGGAGCAATCACTGGAGGGGGGAGAAGGGCAGATGTTAATGCTATCTGGGTAGACGATGAAAAGTGTGGCAAGGCGAGAGATGGTTTGTTGCGGAAGGGGTTCTCTGAGGAGGACATCGATAATAATCAAATGATACGGAGAATGAGTGCTAAAGAGGCCTTTGAGAATAGCACCGCTCTCAGGGATGATTTCCTAGCGGTCGAAGGACTGCGTGATGCAAACTCAAAGGTGTGCGTTCACGGAACAGGACTGAAGCACTACGAGCATGGGCTTGGGAATCCAAAAATTGGAGAACTTGAATTTAATAAGGTAGATGAAGTTCTTGGGGGGGCTATAGATGCGAGTGAACCTCATTGGGCAGAGATGCGAGAACACACCTATAGTGAATTGGGTATGGACGAGGTAGCGCAACAGGCAATGTTAGGTGTGCATAAATCGATAAAGGATATTGATGATAGAGTTAGAGATTTGCCTGCGAATGCGACAGTTTCCGATGAGGAGGGAGGCATCTTAACTACTAATCATAACGCCTTACAGAATTTTGCGAAACGTACGTTAGATGATATTTTAGATAACACCACTGTCGGTGAGTTGTTCCCTAAAGGTACCAACGAAGATGATAGTAGGTCTGAGTTATATAGCCAATTAAATACCCTGATGGGAAAGCAAGGCGGGGAAACTACATTAGATACTCCCGAAGGTGAAGAGAGAGCACGAGAGCTTATCTCTAGATTCCTAAGACAGCGATATACTATGAAACGAGTAGCGCAGGAGAACGATGGAGAGAGAAGCGGGGGAGCTGCGACTGATTATCTGGCGGTTAACACTTTCCTAACAGGTGGATCAATTAATAATGGGGACAGTGGGGATTTTAGATCCATCGCTGATGGTGAATTGAAATACTTTAGGCATAATGAGGTTCTGGAGGTGGTTAAGGCATTCAGGAACGGGAGGAGCTATAGGGGCATGACAGTCTCTATACCTAACACAAACTCATTTACAACGAAGCTTGTTCTTGATGGGAATAAAGATACTTATGTTAGCTTTGGTGCTGAGGGTCAGTCTAGTGAAACGGTAGACGGAGGCTTCTCTAGGAATACTAGATTCGTTACTCATGCATCTGGAGGTCTATTGAATGAGATTGCAACGCCTAAATCAAGGTCAGCAAGTGTTCCTGAAGAGGTTAATGCTGATGCTCATGATCCAATAAACAATGTTATTGAAGAGTATCTAGAGAATCAAAGAGATATTCTATATAAGATTCTCGAAGCTAGGTAAACCAGAAATCATTATCTAAGTCTAGCAAGTCTTTAAATTTATATATTATATATTTATTAAAGATTAGATGTTTATATTCTTTATTTGAATATAGAGTTATATCATCAACAAGTTGATTATTTAATATTGCTAATATCTCATTTCTATCTTGTTGCCATATAATAATAGATGGGACTCCTGCTCTCTGTGAATCTTTTTCACATTGTTTTATAAAAGTGTAGAATGCAGACCGATCATTGAACAGGCTGCTCAGGTTCTCTTTGTTGTAACCCTTTTTACACTCGACGATAAACCTAAAGTTTTTGGGAGTTACTAGATCACCATGAATCTTTAAATATTCAGGGAGAGCATGTGTTGTAGCAAAGGCTCCACTCCCAGGAGTACGGCAGAATTCCTTGGTTTCAAACCTACTGTTGAGAAATTTACAAATTTTTCTTTCGAAGGATTGCCCTTTAGCCCTGCTGTTGACCCTCTTCTTAGGCTTTAAAGCCTCTAGATCACAATTGTCTTTTATTTTTTTCGACATCAATCTATTATAGCCTATGCCAGAGACTGTTAAATTAAATATTGACGGATGGAAAATTCGTCTTGACGAAAGAAGTAGAGGTCGCATGAAATTTCAAATAAAGTTAAATAAGGAAGAGACAGAAGCTTTCAAAGCTTTTACTGACACTGTAAAGCCTGAGGAGGTTCCTCTTGACGATTTTGTGAAGAGTATATTTTTAACAGGCATTGAATCCATGAACAAGAAGTTAGTGGAGATGGTCCAGAAATATGCCGAAGAGCATAAGGACGAGTTTAATCCCTCTGGAATAGAAATTGTAGAGTAATGGACGAAAATATTATTTTCTTGGACAAGGAGAACCAGATCAATAAGGTCACCCGCGATCAAAAAAAGTCTGGGGAGAAAGTTAGGATCTTGTTCACATCTATGTGGGACGAGTGGTCATCTAATCTTGTGGAGAAGCTAAAGGGCTATAGAAAACAGGCAAAGTTATATGTGATTAATAGCTTTACAATGCCCCATTCTTTTGTTATATTCAAAACAAAGAGAGTGCCCTATCTCATCACATTAAACGGAGATAGAGTGTATAAGGAAGGATATCTACCAAACATTTATAAAGAACTTGGGTGCTGACCAGTAACCTTCTCGATATAGTTTGATATCTTTTCATTGTATTTTTTGTTTTTTGTGTAGAGAAGTTTCAGGTTGTTTAGTATAATGGTCGTGAAGAAGTTGAAAGCCTTGCCCTTCTGAGGGTTGAAGTTCTTCAGCGTCTTAAGTATCAAAACAAAACACTCCTGTTTAGCATCATCCTTATCGACATTGAAGCCGAAAGAGTCTATAATATTGGAAATGAGTTTATCGAACATGCTCATCAGCTCCTCCTCATTGGTTTTCTTATCCTTGAGGTAAGCTTTGATCAGTTTTTCAAATCTTTTATTATCTACATAATGCTTCTTAACCATACCATATAATAGTAATGTTTGAACTAGAAAGACTTTACAGTGGATCCAGCACAACAACCTCCTGTGAAGGTTGCTCTATTCTTAAGAATTCTAGCAAGCCTTTTCACGCTCATATGGATCATGAAGACCTACCTGCTTCAGATGTTCTCTTCCTCTCCGACTCCTATAAGTGGAACGGATATGAAAAGACAGCGTTCAAAAAGGAAGAGATAGCTCTGTTCCAGGGTGGGCTGTCAGGATACTCAGGGTTTACATGGACCACATCTCCATCAGTAAAGTGCCCCGCAGTTAAGGAGGCAGATATGTCCCCCTCTAACATGAAGATTTGCAGGGAGTATCTAACAGATACAATACGCCACGTAAACCCTAGGCTAATCTTTGTTTGTGGCAACCTTGCAATGAAGATGCTAATCAAGAAGAGTGGCATCAGCTCCAAGCGAGGTAGGTGCTTCATGTATGAGGGCATACCAGTGGTCCCCTTGTTCCACCCACAAACTGTTATCAATGAACCTCGTCATAAGTTCTTATTTGATACGGACATAAAGAATTCAATCGATAAGTATATCCTTAACAAGGAGGTATCACACAGCTTTGATTACAAGGTTATCATGTCTTATGAGGACTTGAATGAGTTTTGTTCCGAGTTAATAGACACCTCTGAGACAATTGCCTGTGACATTGAGACCACAGGGCTGGACTTCCTGAGGGATAAGATGATGACTATAGCCTTCAGTCTTAAGGATAAGGGGTGGGTTCTGCCTATTGATCACAAGGAAGTGGAGTGGGAAGATAGTATGAAGGAGAGTATTCTTAGGGCTGTCTCTGAGATCCTATCCAACAAGAGGAACAAGAAGGTATTTCACAATGCTAAGTTTGATCTTAAGTTCTTGAAGCAGTATGGTATAAAGGTGGAGAATGTATGGGATACAAAATTGATGCATCATCTCATCGATGAGAACACTCCAAAGAGTTTGATGGAGCTAGTGAAGATCTACTTTCCTAAGGAGTTGGAGAGCTTTTAATCCTCAAGACTCTCACACCCTCACCTGGAGCAGCCTCGCCCGTTTTTGGATCGACTTTGGAAAAACCTGACCAGGGTTGAGCCCCAACCCAAGGCTTTTCAGGATCCATGGCACGTTCTGTGTGGCGTAATCGCGCAGCCTTAGCTCTGGCCTTCTTCCCAGGCCTCCCTTTGGATGCGGTTGATGCCTTCCCAATATAGCCACTAGAAGATGTACGATGTCCTGGGCCACCTCCAGCGGTGATCTCTTTTAGCAGCAGTTCAGTTATTCTCCCGTAAACTTTATTCATTTTTGTCTCGGATGCTCACCAGCGTCCCACTGTTGTTTAGTTTTCGCCGCTCTCGCTGCTTTCTCGGCCTTCTTCGCTGCTGCCGCCTTCTCTGCTGCCGTCTTCTCTGCTGCCGCCTTCTCTGCCGCCGCCGCTGCTGCCCTAGCTTTCCCCCCAGGAATTATTCGGGACAATATCCTTTTCCCACGCTCTATTGCTGGATCGAGATTAATGGTAAGCTCATATAACACTTCTGCCATTCTTTCATAATTTTTATTCATTTTTACTTCCTTTATCCCGTGCTTTGCTTTAACCTGCATCACACAACGTTCATGCTTCGAGTCCTTTTTGGGACCTGTGGCTTTATGGCACACAGCCCAGGGATTTACTTTTCTTTTAGCCATACAACTTCTCTTTCCCTATTATATACTCATGCTCACTGTCAACAATCCTAAAAATTTCGACTGGAGTAGTATGTCCTTACATGATTGTGCTAAGGGCAACGCTCTGGATGCTTATTTCACTCTGAAGCTCTTCCATATATGCGAGGAGAAGCTACAGGAGTATGGGATGCTAGGATTATACGAAAATCTTATGGCTCCTGCGACAGAGGCATTTAAGGATATGGAGTATGCAGGGTTAGATGTGTCTCAAGAAAAGTTGAAGACGGTAGGGAAGGAGTTGTTTGAAAAGAATGTAGATCAAGCTGATTCTCTTTATGCTTTCAAGCAGGTAAATAAGGAGGACAACCTGTCCTCTAATAACCATTTGATTGAGGTGCTGTATACCAGAGAGGGGGGGTTTAATCTTTATCCCCCTGACAAGACTGCAAAGGGATCTCCCTCCGTGTCTGCCCCCACGTTGAAGCTATTATTAGAACAAATTGAGAACGAGTTGAGGACCAGGGAATGACCAAGTGGAGACACAGAGATGAGAGTAAGAAGATAAGTAAGTGGAGAGTTTCCGAACTTACTACACCCGCCCTCAAGAGTGCTAGAAATTTTGTGAAACAATTACTCGACCTTCGCAAATCTGAGAAGCTATACAAGACGTACATACAGGGGGTCAGGAAGGCCGCTAAATTTAACGGGTGCGACAAGATCTATGTGGACTACAAGCTCGATGGCACCATCACAGGGAGGCTCTCATGCACAGCCTACACTGCTCAGGAGAGTAAGGGAGTTTCCTTTCACACTTTACCTAGAGAGACAGAGAATAATATCCGTAGCATCTTTGTAGCACCTGATGGATACAAGTTTATAACCGTGGATTACAGTGCGATGGAACTGCGTGTCCTAGCTCATGTTGCAAAAGAATATAACATGCAGAAAGCTTTCATCGAGGGGCGAGATCTCCATAGTTATACTGGGAGCCTACTCTTTAACAAGAAAGAGGGGGATGTCACAAAAGAGGAGAGACAGATAGCTAAGACAGTTTCTTTCCTTATCGTCTATGGGGGAGGAGCTTTTAACCTCGCTGAGACTATGGGCATTCGACTGAAGAGGGCTGAGAAGATCATCGAGGCATACAAGAATGTCTACCCAGGGATCTTTAAGTATATGGAGTTCATTGAGGCCTTTATCAAGAAGAACGGTTACGCTTATTCAATATTCGGTCGGAGAAGGAATCTCCCTGACGTTGCCTCTAGGAATCGTACCGTAGCCAACAAGGCTATAAGACAGGGGATTAATTTCACAATCCAAAGCACTGCTTCGGACGTTCTGGTCTGTTCGCTTCTAGGTATTGTTGAGAAGTTTAAGCAGAAGGGTATGAAGGCTAGGATTGTTAGTACGGTTCACGATAGTATTGAAGCTATTGCCCCTGCCGATGAGGTAGACGAAGCTTGTCGTATCATCTATGATGAGATGGTGAACTATCCGTATATTAAAAAGACTTTTGGTATTGATTTTTCTGTCCCGCTAGACATAGAGATTCTAGTGGGAGAATCTTTCGGAGATGGGGAGGAGATAAAAGTATGCAACGTAGAGCCTTAGTAACAGGGGGATGTGGATTCATAGGAGCCCACTTAACCGAGAGACTGCTTAAAGAGGGGTGGAAAGTAGAAGTAGTAGATAATTTCCGCGAGGGCGATCCCGACAAGCCTCTTCCTGAAGGCGTTAAAGGCGCTATTCTCTGGCCTATGGATTTTACTGATTCAGTCATACTAGATTCTATAAGGGATAAAAAGTATGATATGGTTTTTCACTTAGCTGCAATCCCTAGAGTGGCCTACTCAGTAGAGAATCCAGTGGAGACTACAGATAATAATATTCTAAAGACGGTGAAGTTATTTCACGCTTGTATAGGAAATGTTAAGAAAGTAATATTCTCATCATCATCATCTGTATATGGCGGTATTTTTGATGGGACAACAGTAATTAAACCTGTCCAGGAGTATATGGCTAGACATCCCAAATCTCCTTACGCTTGGCAGAAAGCAGCAATAGAAGATGCTGCTGGCATATTCTCTGACCTGTATGAATTAGATATTATTTGCCTTAGATACTTCAACGTCTTCGGCCCAGGACAAGTTGCCGAGTCAGCATACTCTACAGTGGTATGTTCCTGGTGTGACGCAATTAAGAATGGTAAGCCTCTCAGGCTGGACGGCAATGGTTATCAGTCCAGAGACTTTTGCTACATAGATAACGTGGTAGACGCTAATATTCTAGCGGCTGAAGGTACCGCTCGCGGAGGATGCTTTAATGTCGCTGGAGGTGAACGAATCCCCCTTATAAGGATACTAGATTATTGTCAGCAGAAGTTCTCTGGACTAGAAGTAAAGGAAGCCCCAGACAGGAAGGGTGATGTTAGACATACTCTAGCTAGCCTGGAGAAATCTAAAATGTTTTTGAACTACGAACCGAAGGTACTTTTTTGGGAGGGTCTGGCTAAGACGTTTGATTGGTGGGGTTTAGAGCCTAAATGAAGGCCTTAATTATAACCGATAATCATCTAGGTAATGTTATGCCTGGATACCTGGACGCTCAGATAGAGTGCTTGAAAAATATCTACGAGGGTGGAGGCTACACTCATGTCATAATGATGGGAGATGTTTTTATTCGCAGATCACCCAAGCCCACCACACTTCTAAAGTTAATGGATCTCCTGAACTATTATTCGATGTTCAGCGAAGTTCATATCCTAAGAGGGAATCACGATTCGGAAACCAAGGCAGACGATGGTATCACTGCCCTTACATTATTCGCAAAATCTAACGTTAACATTTATGAGCACGTAGGTATGGATACCTCTATGGGGTGGTTCTTTATACCTCATTATGAAAATGAAAATATTATTAAAAAAACTTTGGAATCTGTCCCTGAAAAGTCTCTGGTATTTGGTCACTTTGGTTATTCAGATTGCCCTAATATCCTTGGGAGGTATAGTAGCCTTATTACTCTTGATGAGTTTAGGAATCGCACTTTTCTGGGGCATCTTCACTCAAATTTTAGAAGAAAAAATGTTACTGTCCTAGGGACTCAGTATACTACTAGCTATGTAGAGGCTGGTAAGACCAATTACTACGGTGTGTTAGAGGGAGAGCCTTACAACTGGCAGTATAGCCAGAAGAAGGTGCCAGCTTGTGGGGGACCGAGACATTTGGTCTATGCAATAGAGGATCTTTACAATAATTTGGACGAGATAAATGATCCAGATTACTTCACCTTGCTCAGGGTCTGGGTAGACTCTCTTTCGAAAGAGAATCAGGTTGGCTTACAGGAAGATCTCTATGAGCACTGCAAGGTTAAGAGTATAGACATTCAGTTTAATCCTGTATTTAGTGAGGAGGAGCTTAGTGATTACGTCCCCTCTTCAGATGTATTTTCTATAACAGATGAGATGATAGAGGATTATGTTAACAAGAATACCACCACTCTATCGAAGGGAGACTTAATGCAAGGCTTGGAGTTGTTAAGGCATGAAGATTAAGAGAATCGAAATAAGAAATTTTTATTCTATAAAGGATGTAAAGCTAAACTTCGAGAAGTATAAAGGAATAACCTTGGTTGAAGGGGTTAACAAGGATACGGGAGGTTCTAACGGGGCAGGCAAGAGCGCATTATTTGAGGCTGTTGTCTGGGGGTTGTTTGGAAAGACCATTAGAAAATCTACTGAGGCTGCTTTGATTAACAACATTGCGAACAAAGGGTGCAGTGTTAAATTATTTTTAGATGACGAGGTGGTAATCATAAGGTCGAAGAAGCCTACATCTTTGGAGTTCCGCAAGGGAGAGAAAAGCTTAACCAGAGCTAGCGCATTGGAGACCCAGAAGATTGTTGAGTCTTACCTGAAGATAGACTACAAGACGTTCATGTCTTCCATGATCCTGGGGCAGCATAATAACGTAGACTTCTTGAGCGCAACCCCAGAGGACAAGAGAACAATAATAAAGAACTTTCTAAACCTGGACGAGTTGTTTGGAGTGAGAGAGAAGATAAGGAGTTACAAGTCTTCTTATAATTCTGAGGCTAAGTCTAAAGTTTCTGTGATTAAAGAACATCTAGGCGAATTAAAAAGGCTGGAGACCAAGGTAAGCGACATAGAGAAGAGTAAACAGGGGTGTGATTTCCCTGAGAACATAAAATCATTCGACCCTAGCGAGGTTGTGAGGCTAGAAAAAGAATATGATGCGGCATGTAGAGAGATATTTGAGGCGAAGACTGCGATAACAAAGCTAGATGAAGTTAGCCATGAACTTATTTTAAAAATTAACAAGGGGGTGTACGAGGATACTGAGGAGTGTCCCTCCTGTAATCAAGATGTTAAGGTGTCTCAAACTGAGGAGGACATAGAGAAGTACGACTACCAAGTACATCAGTTTTCTAGGTTAAGAGAAGCTAAGTCTGACGAGATAGACACGCTGATCAAAAAAAGAGACAGTATTGATGTCCCAATCTCACATAAAAAGTTGTCCGAGTATGGAAAGTTTAATGACCTGTGCGTTCGTCAAGATACCTTTAGAGAAATCATTGAAACGTTAAAGGTTAAGATTCAGAAGAGGGAAAAAGAGAAAGTTAACAGCCAGACAGATTATGAGGTGATGAAGTTCTGGGAGAAAGCTTTTTCTGAACAGGGCTTAGTTAGGTTTGTTGTTAGAAATATTTTGGATCATCTAAACAACACTTGCAATAGATTTCTATCTCTGGTATCTGGAGCGAAGCTGTCGATAGAATTTGATGAGAAATTAAATGAAAAAATTACTTCCTGCGGTATGGAGGTTCAGCACGTTTCCTTATCAGGCGGAGAACGTAGGAAGGTTAATGTTTCCATACTGTTAGCTTTACAGAGCTTGTTAAGTTTAACAAAAGAGAACAAGCCAAATCTACTTTTTTTTGATGAAGTAGCTGAGAATTTAGATGAGGATGGTGTGCAAGGGTTGTATATATTGATGCAAGAATTGAAAAAAACCAAGGATTTGTTTATAATTACCCACAACAATCATTTCAAATCTGTATTGGATTTTGATAACAAGATTACTATGATAAAGTCTCGCGGAATATCTAAATTAAAGGAGTAGAGATGAGCATTGCGAAACTGAATGAGCTAGGGCAGAGAATATTCGAACAGAGGTATGCCTACCCTGGAGAGAAGGGGTGGGGGGACAGGTCTAAAGCAGTAGCTAATCATGTAGCGTCTGCTGAGAGTGACCAAAACAAGGAGAAGATATCAAAGAAATTCTTTGAGGTAATTTCCTCTGGTGATTTTATTCCTGGGGGTAGGATTCTATTCGGCGCAGGAAGAAAACAATATAACCTTCTTAATTGCTACGTGATTATTCCTGAGGATAGCGTGGAGTCTATAGGAAAGACTATTCAGGATGTGTACAAGATTTCCTGTGCGGGTGGAGGTATCGGGTTTAATTTTAGTAAGATCCGCCCAAGAGGCGATGACATTCAGAACATTCCCAACTCAGCTCCAGGGTCAGTCTCCGTTATGAAGATGATAAACGAGATAGGAGATCATGTAAGAGCAGGAAAGAATAGAAGGACTGCTTTGATGGGTATTCTTGATGTTACTCATCCTGATTTACTAGAGTTTCTTCATGTGAAACTAGACAAGAAGCAACTTTCTAATTTTAATATTTCGGTTGCCGTGACTGACAGATTTTTTGAGGCTTGCGAGAATAATGAGGAGTGGTACTTCACATTTAACAGTAGGAAATACTACGTGTATCGCATTGACAGGGAGTCGAACGGCGAGTCTGAGACCATTAGTGTGGTAGGTCTGAACGAGGAGGATGCTTTAGCGCGAGCCAGCAATCATTATAGTTTGGGTGCTGAGGATAAATTTACGCTAGTCGATAAGTATCCCCTGATGGCAAAAGAACTTTGGGAAGAGCTGTGGAGCAATGCTGTGGAGTCTGGAGACCCAGGCATCTTCAATCTGTCCTTAGCTAATAAGTATACTAACGTCTCTTATTTTGAGGAGATGCAGTCTACTAACCCTTGTGGCGAAATCAGTTTACCAAGTTATGGAAACTGTTGCTTAGGGCATGTCAATCTTTCTAACATGGTAGTTGATGGGGAGTTTGATTGGAAGAAGTTTGCTAATGCAGTTCGCACAGGAGTTAGATTCCTTGATGATGTGTTGACCGTAAATTCTTTCCCTACACCAGAATGTCGGGAGGTAGGGCATCGCTCAAGGAGAGTTGGTCTTGGTATTTTGGGGTACCATTACATGCTTATCAAGCTTGGTATAAAATATGGTAGTGACAAGTGTTTAGAGTTTACTGACCGTCTCATGGTTACCTTTAGAGACGAGGCATATAAGACATCGGTCTACTTGTCGAGAGACAAAGGGCCATTTGCTGCGTTTGACGCTAAGAAGTATTTAAATGAAGAATTTGCTAGAACTTTACCTGCGAGAATTAGGATGCTTATTAAAGAGCACGGCATACGAAACGCTGTTATGCTCACCATTGCTCCTACTGGCACTATTAGCATGGTACATGGAGTATCGTCTGGTATCGAGCCTATCTTTGCTGCTATGTATCATCGTCGTTATAGGGAGAGGAATACTTGGACGGAGACTGTGGTAGTTGATCCTTTGTTTAAGCATTTCCACGAAGAAGGTCTCCCCTTAGATAATTTTGTGGGGGCCTATGACATTGATCCTAAGCAGCACCTAGCTGTCCAGGCTGTATTTCAGAGGTACATAGATTCCTGCATTAGTAAAACGATTAACTTGCCTTCTGATGCAGAATCAGACGAACTTAATAAAACTGCGCTGTCCTTTGCGCCCTACCTTAAGGGGCTAACTATTTACAAGGCAGGGTCTAAGGGACAGGAGCCACTAGAAATTATTCCTTTAACTTCAGAAAATATTAAGAAGTATCTAGGGGATTCTTCTTTAATAGAGGAGACAGTTTCTGATGGATCAGTCTGTTCTTTAACGGGAGGTGAATGTGGTTAAGAAAAAAGAGAATAAGAAGTTGCAAGTTGAGGCTCTAGGTGATAGAGTATTGGTTCAAAGGAAAGATGCAGAAACAGTGACACAAGGTGGAATTATTTTAGCAGAAGGCTCTCAGGAGGAGCCTATTGAAGGAACTGTTTTTGGTATTGGCCCTGATTGTGTGAGCATAAAGGTAGGAGACATTGTGTTGATGCCTGCTTTTGCAGGGAACCAAGTTACCCTGCGAGGAAATCAATTTTCTGTTCTAGCGGAAGAGGAAATAATGCTTAGGATTCACGAATAATAACGATGCCCTTTTATAGGTTTGAATGTGAGGAGTGTGAAGTTTCCTGGGAGAAGAAGGCTTCTATGAAAAAAGCTCCACAGAGAAGTCGTTGCGAGACATGCAAAAAGATGAGACCGAGGGTGTATGGTGCTCCCGCAGTGCATTTTAAAGGCATGGACTTCGAAACGAATCGTTCACGAGCAGAAAGATTTGCAAAGGAAGGGATGGACAAGGATACTGCCAACGAGTTCCTGAATAACGAGGTACAATTTTCTAAAGATCGAAGACAAGATAGCGCGAAAGTATACAAGAGAGTGGTCCCAGACTACAAAAAAATGGCAAAGGAAGGCTTGGTTAAGAAGTGCTCTGATAAAAGAGTAAGAGAGAGGACAGATATTGCTAGAAAATTAACTAGAGATATGCATAATAATGCAGGACTAGATCCACACAAAGACATCAACCCCAACTTAAATTCTATTTACTAACAGGTAACAACATGAAGTACAACTTTTCTGACAACATTCAAAGGGCAATTCTGTATTTGCTTAAGGCAGATAAGGATTTCCATCTCCAAATCTCAAACCTTGTTAAGCCTGATCATTTCGAGTTCACTGTTCACAGCAATCTCTTCCTTGCCGTTAGGGGTTACTTTGAACAGTATCACAAGCTGCCGTCAGACGATATCCTTATGGAGCTTGTAAAGAAAGAGAAAGGTTCTAAGGAGGATCTCTCAGACTACGAAGACGAGATTCATTATATTAACAATCTAGATACCAGCTCCCTCGATAGCAGGGATTATTATCTGGATTTGATTGAGGACTTCGCTAGAAAGCAAGAGGTGAAGGAGGCAATTAGGAAGTGTGTCGAGCTTGTTAAGGAAGACCGCCTTGATGAAACAGAAGAGACCATCAGAAACGCGCTGATGGTTGCTAGGACTGTCGATTATGGGCAGGATTATTTCTTGTCTGTGAAAGAGAGATGGGAGAGAGCTAACGCTAGGAAGGGTGATGATAAATTTAAAACTGTGTTGCCTACCTTTAATCATTACTTGGAAGGAGGGCACAACGCAAAAGAGCTTTGCATGGTCATTGCTCCCCCTGGAGTAGGCAAGAGTTTGTTCCTAGTTAATCAAGCTGCAACGACATTAATGGAGGGAAAGAAGGTATTGTATGTATCCCTTGAAATGTCTGAGGATAAGATTGCAAATAGGTTCGACTCGGTTACAACCCTGCTGCCTAACAGAAAACTTAAAGAGACATCGACCCAGCTCACTCTGCATGAGAGGCTTGAGATGTTTAAGGAGCATTTCCCTGGCTCCGAGTTGATAATCAAGGAGTATCCTACAGGGCAAGCAACGGTTAATACCATCAGGGCTTTACTGGTTCAGCTAAAGAGTTATAAAAACTTTATTCCTGATCTTGTAATTGTAGATTACCTGGAACTTCTTCGCCCCGTGAGGTCAGTTGATGCTGAGTATATGGCACAGCAGAGAATTTCTGAGGAGCTTCGAGGGCTTGCAGTCGAATACAACTGTTTGGTGTGGACTGCAACTCAAACGAACAGGGAAGGGAAGAAGGTAAAGCTTATTACAGATGCTCAGTTAGGGGATTCTTACGGAAAGATTAGAACTGCTGACTGGGCTGTGTCACTTAATCAAACCGAGGAGGAATACGATAACGGGAGGATAAGAGCGTATGTGGTAAAGGCTAGGGATAGCAAGCAAAGATATATTGTTCCTATGGACGTAGACTATACCACTTTAAGAATGATGGAGGGATCTATTACGGAGGATATGGAAAATGACATCTCGGGTATCTCCGAAATCTAAAAAGCATTTATTTTCTAAGCTTAAGGCAAAGAAGATTGATACTGTGGATGCAGGATGGAGAGTGTTCAATATCATATATAAGACGGGACTTAAGACCGCTAACGATCCATGTTTTGGGAAGACAGATTTTGATGCGTGTGAAATTTATCTTGATAGAGGGATGGAGCACGGTTTGGCGAGAGAAACCCTCATACATGAAGTGTTTCACATTATGTTAGAGAGTTGTGGGCTAGGTGGAGACGAGGATGATGTTGAGCCTCTGTTTGTGAAGAATAATGAATCTTTAACGATGCTCACCAGCAGAGCTTTCTTGTTGTTGGCAAATTTGAACTCGGAATTATTTAAGATATTATTTTGTGAGGATAAAAATGAATAGACTAGAAGAAACGCTGGATGATTTTCAGTGGGAAGTTTACGATGAGATAGCAGCGAACATTGCTAAGATTGACCCTACGAATATTGATGAGGAGCTACAACGACAGGCTCTCACTTACTCAAAGTATTATGGCCTGATGGCTCTATGTAAGGACAAGCTTAGGGAGGCGGAGCTAGATCTAGAGGTGTTCGTTGCGCGGACGAGGCACGATGAATACACCAGGAAGACAGAATCAGGTGAGAAGATAACTGAGAAGATTATGGAAGCATTTGTTTTCTCGCGGCCTGATTATAAGAATTTTGTGAAACAGGTAAGTAACAGGAAATCCCAACACGAGATGTTGAAAGGGCTGGTCGGTTCTCTATCACAAAGAAAGGATGCTCTGATTCAGATATCATCTAATGCTAGAGCAGAAAAAAATATGTATAGTTGATTTACTTTTTTGAAACATTCTGCTATGATATACTAACGTAATAACAAACTAACTAACTGGAGAAAAAATTAATGGCAATCGATTTAGAAGCACTGCGGAAGAAGCACGAAGAACTTAGCGGGAACAAGTCTGATCAGACCTTTCTGAATAATTTCTTGCGCTTGGAGGACGGAACTAATTTGGTTCGAATTCTTCCTTGGAAGGATGACGAGAAGGAGTTCTATGCAGAGACCAAGATCCATAGAGTGGAGATGTCGGACGGCAACGTCAGAAATTTTCATTGTAGGAAGGTTCACAACGAGGCTTGCCCACTTTGCGATGCTTACTTTAAGCTGTGGAAAATGTCGAGCGACAAGGATGATGAGTTCGCAAATAAGGCTAGGCAGATCAAGCCCAGAGAACGTTACTACATGAACGTAGTCGTTCGGGATTCTGAAGAGGACCAGAAAGTTAAGATTCTTTCCGTGGGGCAGATAATTTTTAAGAAAGTTATCAGCACCATGCTGGATGAGGATTTTGGGGATATTACTGATCTTCAGACAGGCCATGACTACAAGATCATCAAGGTTATGGATGGTCCTTGGCCTAAGTATGATCAAAGCCAACCAAGGCCGAAGGCAGAACCCGCAGGAAGTAATCAAGACATCTCTGCGTGGATGGAGTCACTTCATGACATCCATGAGCTTGTTAAGCTTGAGGAGTATGATGCTGTTAAGGAGGTTGCCGAGGGTATGGTTCCTTCGGAAGATCGACCAATGGAATCCTCTGGCGAAGAAGAGGATAATGAATACTTGAAGAACTTGAAGGGGTAGTATGAAGAAAATCTTTTTGTTAGGAGTCCTGTTGGTTTTTTCAGCAGGGCTGGCAAGTTGCAGTGTATTTGATTGGGTTAACGATAAGGACCTCGTTATCACCACAATCGATCAGGTTAAGGAAGGAAGCAGAGGAGACTTGGTTGTTCTTCCCACCGAGAAGATTCCAGAAAAGTATAGAGAATCTTGGAAGGACGATGTGGTTGTAGTAGCACCAGAGGACTCCTTAAAGCCAGACGCAGCGTTCGTTCCACTGTCCACTGAAGGAGATAGCTGGGACATGGGGGCAGTTGGTACCCTGTTGTCCGCTGCGGCAAAGGCTGGAGCTACCTTCTTCCCCCCTCTAGCGGGGCTGGAAGCTCTATTGCTCTTGCTGTTTAGGAGAAAGCGAGAGCATTACAAGAATGCTATGAAATCTATCCTGCCTGTTAACGGTAGTGTGGATTTGACAGAAGGTGTAAAGAGTGTTGGAAGAGCGTTGGGCATGGTTCACTCTTCGGAGTCTAGCAAGGAGGCTTTCGAGGATGATAAGTTAGCGGAAAAGAGCTGACAATATAGTTGGACCGTAAGAGGGCGGGGGTGATTCCTCGCTCTCTTTTTTTATCTATTATATTTCATGAGTGAAAAATTAAAAATCTTAGTTATCCCCGCTAACGAAGGGGGTTGTGCTTACTACAGAGCTATTATGCCCTTTATGAAACTACAGGAAGTCTGTCCTGATAGAGTTGAAGTAAGGCTGGACAAGAATCCCTTAGGCCTTGATGAAAAGACGGGCCAGTGGAAGGACAATTGGGCGTTTGAGAATATGAAATGGGCTCATATTATTGTCGTAAGTAACATCAGCAATTTCGGGGGGAATTACACAGCCAGAGTAATAGGTAAGGGGAAGGAGTTTAAGAAGTTTGTTCACTTTGATACTGATGATTTACTCACAGAGCTTTACGATGAACACCGCTTGAAGAAACTTTACGAAGAGAAGGGGTTGTCACAATTAACAAAGCATTTATACTACTCCTCAGATCTTGTAACGGTAACACAATCAAAGTTTGCTGAACGGGTTGAACCTTTTGTTGCCAAGTGTCTTGCTGTGGTCAAGAACTGCATTGATTATGATTTACCCTGCTGGAATTTGCCAAAAAAGGTAGGGCATAGGCCAATAAGAATTGGCTGGGCGGGAGGCATTCATCACGATCCTGATGTAAAAGAGTTTGCTTCGGTCCCACACTTGGTCAACCAGAAAGTGGGACAGGAGAATGTATGGTGGGATTTCTATGGTCATCCCCCTAAAGGAGATAAAGACGATCCTGATGATTGGCAGGTAGATGTTTGGAAAGGGTATAAGAAAACTCTTTTAGGTGGTTTCAAGGGACATAAAAATTGGACAATCCATCACGCCATGGCTCCAGACTCTTACGGTGGGATGTATGCTAACATGGACATAGCAATAGCTCCTCTCCAGATGAATAATTTTAACGATTCGAAGTCGGATATAAAAGTGGCAGAATGTGGTAGGTATAAGGTGCCTCTAGTGGCCTCTAATGTTGGCTGCTATAATGAGACGATTGAGAACTGGAAAACAGGATACCTTATCCCGCCTGGAGCGTCGAAAATAAAGTGGGTCAAGGTCTTGACAAGATTGATCAAAGAGCATGGGTTGAGAAAGCAGATGGGTGAAAACCTCCATGCTATCACGGAGCAGGATTTTAGTGCTAGAAATGTTGTAGCAAGCAGAATAAATTTGTATGAGGAATGTTTTAAGTTAACGTTTGATCCTAGGGAGAGAGAAGATGTCGCAGATTAAGATAGTTAGTGGGTTTACCCACGGAGGAGGATCAACTCATGCGTATATGAATCTTTGCGACTTGTTCAACGAGAATGGATACGACTGTACGTTCTACGGGCGACACCCTTGGCATCTAGATAAATGTTCTAAAGGGGCACTGATTCAGAATCTCGAACCTGAGATGGATGATACATTTTTGGTTCATTACTTCAGGATTGATGATATCATCCCGATGTGTAAGAAGATGGTTCTCAGTGTTCATGAGAAGAACATGTTTCCGATAAAGGATGTGGAGTATTCCCACTATAATTTTATTCATTACATAAATGATGACCAACGGAAGTGGCAAGCAATCGATCACCCATACCATATTATACCTAACGTCTATGACGATCTGAAAGAGGAAGAGAAGACAGGTAGTGCTGCTGGTATTATCGGAACCATAGATCGCAACAAGAACACACATGTCTCCATCAGAAGAGCTTTGGATAAGGGATACGATTCTGTCCTATTATATGGAGAGGTTACTGACAAAGATTACTACGAGGATAAGGTGAAGCCCTTACTAAATGATAAGGTAGTCCAGATGGGGCACTGTGGCGATAAGCAAGAGATGTACAACAGTGTGGAGTCCGTGTTTCTCTCCTCCGATAGCGAGGTTGCTCCGCTAGTAAAGGGGGAGTGTAACTTGACTGGGACAAATTTTTACGGCAACAAGAATACCGAGGGGTCCGCCTTCCCAGTAGACAGAAAAGAGATCTTGGACATGTGGGTTAAAGCTTTGGAATTATGATTAGGATCCTCACCACCCTTTTCAATGCCGAGGAGTATATCGCTAACTGCCTCGATAGTATCATTAGCCAGGAAGAGAAGGATTGGGTGTGCTACGTTACTGATGATATGTCTACAGATTCCTCCGCTGAGACTGTGAAAGAATTTTGTGAAAAGGACTCTAGGATTAAGCTAATCAGGAATAGAGAAAAGAAGTATCAGCTAGGAAACTACGCTCAGGTGATGGAGCTAGACGAAATAGATGACGAAGACATTGTTATAACTGTGGATGGGGATGACTGCCTCCCTGACCCGAAGGTCTTCACTAGGGTTAAGGAAGCCTACTCTGATGGGAACACTTGGGTAACCTACGGGCAGTTCGTTCAGTGGCATGGTGAAAAGAATTTGTCTATGGGATTCTCCTCGCCTCCTGAGGACTTCTCTAAGCTCCGTGAAGCGAGGCAAACGATCTCACACCTTAGGACGTTTCGCGCTTTTTTGTGGCGCAGGATCAAACCTGAGGACTTCCTGGACGATAATGGAGAGACTATACAATGCGCTGGAGACATAGCGTTCATGTTCCCAATGCTTGAGATGGCAGGAGAGAAAAGATCAAAATTTCTTTCCGACATAAACTATGTCTATAATCTAGATACCGATCTTAACGTTCACAAAAAAGAGTTAGGTAAGCAGTTGGATATGGCAGTGTTAATAAGGAGTAAGGAGCCTTACCGAGAATTATGACGCAATTTCACATTAATTACTTGTACCCCCCACTCATAGGACCAGAGATATTTGCTCATAGATTGAGGGGAGCCTTAGAGGGTAGAGGGTGGAAATTCAGAGATTACTTCCCAGGAGGGAATGGTTTTGATGAGGAGTTTATTAATCTTGCTATTATTGAGGGGCCTTATGTCCGTGGAGCGAAAAACATCCTTAGGTTGGATGGGTTGTATTTTGATTCTGAAAATCAACTAACGGATAAACTGAACTCTCCTATTTTTAGTTGCTACGACAACTTTGATGCGGTGATCTTCCAGTCCGAATTCTCCAAGAAAATGTATGAAGCTTTCCGAGGTGAGCGGACCCCTAATTTTATAATACCTAATGGGGTGCCAGAGTATTTTTCCCCACACACAAGAGAAAATCCTTACATGCATTATCTTAAATCTAAGTACTCTAAGGTATGCATAGCTTCTGCAACTTGGAGGAGGCATAAGAGGTTGGAGGAGGTGATTGAAGCTTTTAGGGACAAATCCCTAGAGAACGTAGCCTTGGTAGTTCTCGGCGGCGAAGACTATAAACTTTCTGTGAAATCTCTCCCCCCTAATGTCATTATGCATGAGAATGTTAAGCCTCAGTCCCTGCCCCCCATGTACGTTGCAGCGGACGCTATGATTCATCTAGCGTGGTTAGACTGGTGCCCTAATACTGTGGTTGAAGCACTAGCCTGCGGAGTCCCAGTCCTATGCTCTCATAATGGTGGCACGAAAGAATTAGTCAAGGATAATGGGGTAGTAATTCAATTAGAGGAAACTTATAAGATAGGTGAGAGAGTACCTCTGTATAACCCCCCGAAAGTTGACACTAAACAAATCGTTGCTGGCATTCTAGAAGTCTTGGAGCATAAAACAGGGTTTGAGAGGCCAGACCTAAGTATAGAGTCTGTAGCAGACAATTATATTTCTGCCACGCAGTCTATCGACAAAAGTGAAGGGGTGTAAGATGGGGTTAGGAGGTCATTTAACCTGGACGGCAGCAGCGAGGGAGATAAAGAAAAAAACAGGCTTGGTATCTGTGCCAGTGAACGGTAACAATATTGTTACTGATGATATATTCAAGAATAATCCTAACTTCTCTTTTGACACCTCTGACGGGAAAGAAAAAATAATTCTGGATCTAGGAAAACCAGAAACAAATTATTGTATTGCTGATCTCCCTGACAGAGCTATTCAAAAAACAGATAAGCACATAATAGAGACTATATGTGAGCATTACGACATACTCGACCCAGAGCTGAAATGCGATTTATTTTTTACGGAGGAGGAGCTTGAAAAAGCGAGAGGCTTAATAAAAGATTTGCCTCTTAGATTTTTGGTCATAGAGCCTCATTCAAAAACCAGTTATTCAATTAATAGACAATACCCTTTGGATAAATGGCAGAAGGTGGTAAACGAGTTGTCTGAGAAATTTCCTATTGTTCAAGTAGGGGTTTCTGGAAAACGTGTCCTGGATTCGGTTGTGGACCTGACAGGCCAGACAACTTTTAGGGAAGCTGCTGCTATAATAAGATTGAGTTCGCTTTTATTAAGTAATGAGGGAGGATTGGGACATGCTGCTACCGCTACAGAAACCAAAGCCCTTATCGTTCTTGGAGGCTACACAGGAGCTAAGATGGTTTGTTACCCTCAGAATATTAATATAGATGTTGCGACACACGGACCTTGTGGAATGAAGTCGCATTGTTCGCTGTGTCAAGAAGATTATGAAAATCACAATTATGGTGAGATAGTAGAAAGGGCACTTGAAGTTTTATGAAAGAGATTCATATAAAGAATAAGCTAAAGAAAATCGGTATGCCTGTGGATAGCTTATCCTTAGGAGACTTTGATTCTATAGGGCATTTTACAGCGTATAAGGATAGAGCTGAGGGAAGTGAATTATATAAAAAGGTAGGTCGATTTTTCAGGCCCAATTATGAACGAGGCCTTTTGATTTACTCCCTCATAAAAAAGCATAATTTAAAATCTTATCTGGAGGTAGGGTTCGGGAGAGGATACTCTGCTTTGTGTGCCGCAAAGGCGTTAGAGGAGAACGGCGGAGGCAAAATAACTACTATAGACCCAGCGATCCACCCACAACAGTGGGAGATGATTCAGCAAGTTTTCCCTAAGCCTTGGGTGGATATGATTACTATAGCCCAGGTGAAATCTCAAGACTATCTTGCTATGCACAAGGATAAGTATGATTTTATTTACATTGATGGGGACCATACCTATGACGCTGTGAAGGAAGATTGGGAAAACTGTAAAGATAGATACAATAACTTTCTTTTGTTCGATGATTATCATAAAACTCAGGAGAAGGAAGAAATTCAATGCTCGAAGCTGATTGATGAAATTGAAGATGATTCTAAGGAACTTATAATTATGGATCGTCGCATATTTTTTGATGACCGTAGGGTCCCTGATAAGCAAATTGATTATGGACAGGTATTGTTAACAAAATGAAAATCCTATTTAGCAGAATGCCAATAGAACGTGAAACCCCTTGGGGAGGAGGGAACGTTCATCTCTACCATTTGAATGATTATTTAAAAGAGAAAGGACATGAGGTAGTTCATTATCAGCATGTATTTGATTCCGAGTCAGGGAAGTTGGAAACGGATTTATGTTACATAACTGATCCGAGGCAGGCTGATCACATTTATGATATAGCAGAAAAATATGGTACTCCTATCATTCAGAGAGTAGGGGACTTAGGTACTCACGGGAAACCTGAGATATTAGATATCTTGAAGAGGCGAGAAAATCAGATAGATCTCTTCATCTTCCCCAGTGCCTGGGCTAGAGATTACGCTTTGCAGGCAGGACTTGTCCCATCCGATTCCAGAATTATTCCAAACGCAGTAGACCCTATTTTTGGAGATAAGCCATTGAAAGTGGTAACTCATCACTGGTCTGATAATCCTATGAAGGGGGCGGAAATATACTCTCAATTGATTAATGATTGTGATGATCTCAATGTGGAATTTACTTACATAGGGAGGCCATGTTTCGAACTTCCTGGAATAAAATCGAAAAATTTTAAATTCATCCCTCCCCAAACGAAAGGGGCTTTGAATACGGAACTGAGAAGGCATGATTTTTATCTCACAGCTTCCCTGCAAGAGGCTGGGGCTAATCACGTTCTTGAAGCTGTGGCCTGTGGACTCCCCGTTTACTACCATTCCGATGGTGGGTCTATACCAGAGTACTGTTCTGGGAGAGGCATTCCTTACTATTCTTATAATGAGCTTAAGAATTTTTTAAAGCCTAGATCCACAGTAGACGATATGTGCAGAGCCTACTATGACGTATTTAATAAGGTAGCACTGTTTAAAGATTTTAGCGATGATCTAGACTCGACTGGGATCAAAAGCTCCATGCTCTAGATAAATGCGTATTCAAATAGGTATTGATGATCTTAGTCCTCGCCCCACTCAGAGCTTAGAGCTATGGGAGAATGTACAGACGTTGTTGGACCGAGGATTGAAGGTAGATCTCTTTGTTACCTTTGCTATGAAAAGGGACTGGGATGGACCTTATCTGCTAACTGATTATCCCGAATTCGTAGAGTCCCTGAGATCTATATCTGAATTATCTGGGGTCGCACTCAATGTGCACGGATATAAGCACAGTTGGGGCTCAAATAATAATGACGAGTTTTTATATGCTCCTAAAGATGTTTTGGCAGAGAGGCTGGATAACATTGATAGGATAATAAAAGAGACTGACCTACCATTTACGAAAGTATTCCGTCCACCAGCCTGGAAAATATCTAGGGATGGAGTTGATCTTTTAATACAACATGGCTACACTCATTTATCTTTGATTAGAGGGCGTACAGGAAATTCTTATTATTCTAAAATATATGATGTTTTAGACTTATCCAAACTTAAAGTTCATCACTGCGATAGTGCTCCTCCACATTACCCTTTAGGAGAAGGAGACATAGCCGCGACTTACCACTTCTCAACTTTCCTAGATAACGCAATATCCAAAGAGAATTGTGATCAACTATTATCTCATATAGGAGATAAAGAAATATCTCCTTACTGGATAAAGGAGACTTAGCATGGGAAAAAGCGATGGGTTAATTGTTCCAACCTATAAAGCGTTACTGAAGCCAGTACCAGTAGTAACATGGGACATAAAGAATGAGGGATTTAGACAAGAGAGAGTGCCTGGGACTACAGCCTTGTTAGGTTTTTCTGAGTGTTCCTGGGTCGGGGGAGATTGCTACGATTTGTCACTCAAGAATTGGAATATAAACAGCGAGTGGGAACTGGATAAGAAATATGATCGAATAATTTCTACAAGGTGTCCGTATTTCTGTAAAGACCCAGAAGACTTTGTTGACAGGGTTTATGCTAATCTCAAGCCAGGGGGAACCTTTTTACTGGATTGGGGGTTAGGAGATCACTGGAGGTTTGACGATTATAAGGTAGGCTGGGTGAAGAATGGTGAGCATGAATTTGCGTATGAGAACGACAATCACTTGTGGTCTACGGTCTGGGACGATTCCTTTCTGGAGGATTCCAATTTTATAACTTTTCAGAACAATGTTAAGAAGTTTGGGTATACTGATGTTAAAAAGGCAATTCAGGAGGAGGTCCCCAAAATACTGCCGTTAAAGTATTTTGAGAGGTACTTTACTTTTCAGACACAACTTAGGGCTCTGTGGGATGGTCGCCCTCAACTCTATATTATGGTTTTCGGGGTAAAGTGAATGAAGATTGTATTCCCAGTGCCTGAGTGTACATTCTTGAGATATTTTGTACCTTTAGCTGCTGAGGCTAAGAAGAGAGGGCATGAGGTTGTGTTCAGATTTTCCTCATCGGGCAAGTATAACTGCCCTCGCCTATCCCATAATTATAAGCAGTGTAAAGAGATCATAGAGAAGTATGGTTTTGTGGAGGACGATAATGTAATAGGAGATATCTGTTTTGTCATAGAAGGCATCGGGAGGAATCTTGCTTGCGTCAGATACTCTCTTACCTATATGACTGATTTCATGTTCTTAATGGATGACTACGAACTTGACGTAGATCATATAGTCATGCCGTCCGAATATTTCGCAAAGAAGTTTAACAAGGTGAGTCCCAAAAATTTGTATCTAGGGAGCCCAAAGTATGATGTTGAGCTTAATTCACAGGACATCTTTGAAAAGTATTCGTTGGATAAAGACAAAAGATATGCGCTGATTATCTACCCTAGATCCCGAGATTTGGGGAAATTTGATATAGAGAAAATATGTAAAGAGTTACAGGAAGATAACTTCGTTCCTATTATAAAGACGAGAGGTAAGGATCCGATAAGGGCTATACCTGACGTAAGAGGGTTTTCTGATGAGTCCTGGTTCCCCCATACTACGATGGAATTAATTCATATATCTGACAGAATAATTAACACTGGTTCTACCATGATAAAAGAAGCAGTCATGCTGGACAAGGGCGATGCTGTAGTAAACTATAATATAAAGCCTTTTACCTTGCTGGAAGAGCTTTACGAAAACGGCGCAAAGCAAAAGTATATGCCACATACCAATGCAAGTAAAAACATCATAGATCATATGGAAGAAAATTACACATGAAAGTTGTAGCAATAATACCAGCAAGAGGCGGCAGTAAAAGACTGCTTCGAAAAAATATAGCACCGATATTTAATAGGCCTATGATGTTTTGGGCCTTGCAAGCCTGTTGGGGCTCTGCTTATAAAATTGAGCCCTGGGTCAGCACTGAGGATGAGGAAATTGTAAAAGTAGCAGCAGGCTATAGAGCTAAGGTTCACCATAGATCCCCTGATTTGGCTACGGACGATGTTTACAAGCAGGCTGTAATAAGGTCCGCAGCAAGGGACATCTTGGAGTCCGAAGAGGGTGAGCCTGATATTTGGGTCTCCCTCCAGCCTAACTCCCCAGAAATAAAAAGCCACCATCTAGATGAGGCAATAGACACTTTACTAGAGGCTAAGAGGGATGAGATATTTAGCGTGGATTTTAATTTGATGCAGAATGCTGCTTTCAGGGTTTTCAGGGGAGATTATGTTTTTCAAAAAGACCTGAGCACTAACTGTGGCGCATACATTTGTGACATAAAAGATGTACATACTCAGGAAGATATAGATTCTATAGAACAGAGCAGATATAGTAAGTTGTGAAGAAGGTATACTTTATAGACTGCGGTGCGAATATAGGCCAAAGTAACATGAAAAATATTTATATTATAAGTGAGTTGTGCGGTCAGTGGGGCGGTTCAATGGAGAAAGCCAAAACCATGATTGACCAGTCTAAAGAGGGAGGTGCTGACGCTGTGAAGGTTCAGCTCTGGGATACCTGGAAGCTCCCTGGGGATGATCGTGGGAAATGGGAGTATCTCTCCATGAGCAAGGACCAGCTTATAGAGTTGATGAGCTACGCTTACAAAAAAGGAATTGTTCTCTTTGCCTCACCCTTCGACGAAGAGAGGTTTGGCTGGACAATAGATGTCGATCTAGAGGTGAATAAGATTGCAAGCTCAATGTTAGAGTGGGATAAACCTTTATGTGATAAGATGGTAGAGAGTAGGGTTAAGACCTATTGCTCTTTGGGAAAGTGGAGTCGCCAAGACCCATTGCCCTACACCCAGGACAACGTTATTTACATGCACTGTCTGCCTTTCTACCCACACTCTCACAAAGTAGCCATGGAAAATATGCCGTGGAAGTTTTCTGATCCTATCACAGGGTATAGTGATCATTCTATAGGCATTGAATCAGCTAAGGAGGCGATCAAGAGAGGAGCTACGACTATCGAGAAGCATTTCACTCTTGACCATAAGTTACAAAGCCCCACAGAGAGTGCTCATGCATGTTCTATGAATCTCGAACAGTTAAAAGAGCTTAGAGAGTTTTGTGATGATAGAGACACCTAGAAAAGTTTTAGTTTTTGCGGCTCACCAAGATGATGAGACCATTGGTTGTGGGGCTACATTAAAGAAGTGGTCTTTACAGGGGTCAAAGGTAAAAGTAGTCTTTATGACTAATGGATCTCCGAATCCTATAAAAAACCAGCCTCCGAGGGAGATAACTAAGGGGGCTCATAACCCATTCCTTCGCATGAAAGAGGCTCATCTTGCAACCAAACTTTTAGGGGTTAATGACGTAGAAACTTTTTTAGATAGTTCGACCCAGTGCCTGCGAAACGATCAGTTAATGTTACATAGAGTGATTAAGATCATTAGAGGGTTTCAACCAGACCTAGTTCTTACTCATTGTGATATTGATAAGCATAGAGATCATAAGAGTGCATTTAATATTGTTAAAGAAGCTTGCTGGAAAGCTCAAGAAGATCTTCATCCAGAGCTAGGCTCTCAGTGGAGAGTGAGTGATATTTGGGCTTTTGAAGTCTCTGACCTTTTACCTGAAGTAGATTTTGTTGTGGACGTAACAGAAACTTTTAAGTTCAAGAAAGAAGCGTATCGAAAGTATATTTCTCAGCATAAATTGTTATCTAGTATGCATGATCACATAGATGGCCTTTCCAAGGTGAGGGGATCGATGATAGGGAAGGGAAAAAGAGGGGAAGCTTTTACCAGACTATCTTGTAGTCCTATTATTATATCGTGAAAGATAAATCTGTTGTTCTGATAACGTCCTCTGCCCCAAGACATCAATTTTTTGTGGAAACTATGTCTGAGAGGCTTGACGTAAGACTGGTTATTTCCGAGGAAGGGGCTGTGAATACTGAGGACGTGGTTAATCTTATTAAGGATGTGGACCCAGACATTATTTTTACATTTGGATGTAATCTCTTGAAAGGGAACATCTATAAAATTCCTAAATTAGGCTGCGTGAATATACACACAGGGTTGGTTCAGAATTACAGAGGGGTTGATAGTAGCTTTTGGGCGATGCATGACCGTAAGCCTGAAGCGGTTGGATTTACTCTACATTTTGTTGATGACTCTATCGATGCTGGTGACGTTATTTTTCAGGAAAGGCCAAAGCTATCTAGAGCAGACAGTTTGGATGATGTATTCTTAAAGACCTGTAAGGAAGCGATTGAATCTTTGGCGCGGAAAGCCCCTGAAATAATGGAGGGAGTGGCCCCTGCCAAGCTCGCTAGGAGAGGGAAGTTATATCAATCGAAAGACATGAGCCTTGAAATAAAAACGAAGGTTGAAAAGATGCTACCAGATGTGTTATCGGGATACCTCGATAACAAACAAGAACGAGATAAGGAGATTGAGTTAATATCATGCTTGACGTAATTTTATGCACTTACAACTCAGAAGATACGATAAAAGATTGTGTTGATTCTATTTTGGGTCAAACGTTTAGTGATTTTAATTTGTACGTTTTTGACGATAACAGCAAGGATGGGACGGTGGAGTTGTTGCGAGAGTTTAACGACGATAGGATAACCCTCATCTCCTCCGAGGATAACGTTGGAACATACGCTGCGAAAAATTTTGTATTTAAGAATTTTTGCAAGTCTCAGTATATTGCCTTACATGATGCAGATGACACTAGCGAAAAAGACAGATTTGAGTCGCAGATTAATTTTATGAAGAGTTGGGGTATTCAGTGCTTGGGGACCTGTGTCACCGAATTTTGGGAAAATGGGTCCATGCCGCATACCATATCGTTAGTTGAGGAGTTAGGGTTGGGGGAAAATGAAAGGAAGAATATATACCCAAATATGATTACGAAGGAGTCCTTGGGAGAGCTAAAGGGGGCTCTGTCTCCCAGCGGGACATATGAAAACTACGTCAATTTTAAATTTTGTATGAACGGTTCTGTTATGTTTAATAGGTTTTTGTTAGAAGACTTAGGTGGGTGGGACGGGCATGCTAGAGTAGGCGGAGATACTGATATTTTTATACGGTCTTTAGCGATTGCGAATGTCTACAACCTACAACAGTTCCTGTATAATCGTCGCTTTCATAAAAGCTCTCTAACTGCGTCAAAAGATTGGGGAATAGGGTCCAAACGTAGGAGAAAATACAACCTGAACAGGGCCGAGGTTATAGAATCAGTTTTAGAGGGAAAGACTGTTGTTAGGGATTTCTATTACCCTGAGTTTAAACACAAAGTTATAAAATGTGTGGATTGATAGGATCTACAGGTCCAAAGGTCAGTAGGACCACATTAAATGATATCCACCACAGAGGGCCAGATTCCCGAGGCTTGTTCTGCGACGAAAATATCTCCATGGGACACACTAGGTTGGAGGTCATAGATCCAGAAAATGGCTCACAGCCCAGGGTATCTGAGGAAGTCGTTTTAGTATTCAATGGGGAAATTTATAATTACTTAGAGCTAAGATGTAACCAAGAGAAGTCTGATACCGAGGTGCTATTACAGTACTATCGAAAGCACGGGATAGAGAAAACTTTAAAAGATATAAATGGGATGTTCTCTTTTGCCTTATATGATAAGAGGAAGGGCAAACTATTTCTCGTCCGAGACCGCATTGGTATAAAGCCTATGCACTATTTCCACAGAGATGGTGAGTTAGTGTTTTGTTCTGAGATAGAGCCTATTAAAAATTTGGTGGGTTTAGAAAAATTGTCGATTGACAAGTTGGCTGTTTCTATATTTTTCAGTTTGTATTACATCCCGTCTCCTCTGACCATATGGAAAGAAATACGGAGCCTGAGACCAGGGCACTATGTGGAGTATGATATAAGCTCTGATAGTTTTTGTGATAAAGAGTATTGGAGCTTGCCTCGCCCTACAAAAAATAAACAAAGCCTCGATGACTTGGAAAACCTATTAAGCCATTCTGTAAGATTGCGAACTCGCAGTGATGTGCCGTATGGGGCGTACCTTTCAGGAGGGGTAGATTCATCGTTGATCGTGAAGTGTATGTCAGACTTGGATGAAGGTGTTTCAACTTTTACAGCACAGATAAATGATGAGGAGTTGGATGAGAGTTCATACGCCGCTTACGTAGCGTCCGCGTGTGAAACGGATCATACTAACCTGGAAGTAAACTATGGAGATATAACTTTAAATTTCCTAAGAAAGATCAGTGCTAACTTTGGGCAACCGTTCGCAGATTCCTCAATCATACCTACCTATCTCATCTCTAAAAAGATTTCTGAAAATGTCACAGTTGCGTTGGGGGGAGATGGTGCAGACGAGTTATTTTGTGGGTATGATAAGTATAGCCGTATAGAAGATAAAAATGAGTTCAAGTTTTTTAGGAATGATGATTTAAGTTTTTTAAACAAGGGTTATGTCTGCAATAATATTTTATATCTCAACTCCTTGCTTCCTTATTCTGTGGATTCCGACATCGAGTTTATGAGGCTTTTAGATATACATGTTTTTCTGGAGGGAGACATTCTTCAGAAGGTTGATAGGACCAGTATGGCAAACTCTCTAGAGGTAAGAGTTCCATTTTTAGATCATAGAATCGTTGAGCTTTCCAACAATTTAAACTATGATATTTTATACGGGAAGCCAAGAAAGGCTGCGCTGAAGAATATCCTATCTAAGTATTTCCCAGGAGATTTCGTAAAGCGACCTAAAATTGGTTTCATGCTCAATATGGGAGGTTGGGTTGATAAGCTCTTCTCCCGAATAAAGTCCTTTAAGGTATTTGAGGACAACATATTTGTTAAGGATTTCAACTTTTCTGGCGTGAAAGATAATTATCTTAAATTTGCAATAATCATGTTCTCTTTATGGTATGAGGATGTCTATGCGTAGCCCTGAAGTATCGATCATAGTAACGAATTATAACTACGGAAAGTTTGTGGCGAGGTGTATAAGAAGCTGCTTGGCACAAAAAAACGTTTGCGTGGAAGTCATCGTCGTGGATGATAACAGTTCCGATGAGTCTGCGGAGATTTTAGACCCGTTTAAGCAGGATGTTAAATTTATTCGCAACGGGAGAAATCTAGGGGTAGCAATGTCTGCTAATAGAGGAATAAGAGCAGCCAAATCCCAGTTTGTGATCAGAGTCGATGCGGATGATTTCATATCCAGCGATATGTGCTATTTCATGAAGACATACCTGGAAGCAAATCACGATGCTTTTTGTGTCTCGTGTGATTATTTTATGGTGGACGAATATGAGAATGTCATCGAGAGGAAATACGCAGAAAAGGATGATATCTCCTGTGGCATAATGTATCGTAGAGACCTACTTTTAGAGTCAGGAGGATACAACCCTAAGATGAGGCATAAAGAGGAAAAAGAATTGCGAAAAAGACTAGGGGAATACTATAATATACATCATCTGAGGATTCCTTTTTACAGGTATAGGATGCATAACTTCAATAAAACCAAGAGTAAGGAATACGAGGAGACCAAGATCTGACGATGTTCACAATATTTTTAATTTACATTTTATACTGCTATAAGAATTTTTTGCCGGTGCTATGGTATGATTGGGTTCTCCTTTGTGCCGTTTTCATCGGGTCCCTTTTTTGGGACCTCTGTAAAATATCTTACGCAACAGCTATAACGAGAAGAGATTTAAATGAGTCACTCAAGGCCAGAAATCAAAATCAAGAAACTTCATTCTTTAGCAAGATTACCTGAAAGGCAGACTTCGGGAGCGGTAGGGTATGATATATGCACGGTGGAAGAGACTTTCTTTCCTCCAGGGGAGGTAACTCTGGTAAGGACGGGAATTTCCATAGAGCTTCCAGAAGGGTATCATGCTGAGTTATACACAAGAAGTTCCTGGGGAAAGCGTGGTCTCCATTTGGCTAACGGAGTGGGTATTATAGATTGTGACTACCGTGGCGAGTTAATTTTTTCGTATGCTAATATAAGTGCTGGGAGACATTCTATTCACCCAGGTGTCAGAGTAGGGCAGTTGTTAATTAGAAAAACGCATGTTTTAGATGTAGTGGAAGTAGATAATTTGAGCAGCACAGAGCGGGATGACGGTGGATTCGGTTCCACTGGAGAAATCTAAGGAATATATGCGATGCCATGGACGGAGGATGGTAAATACATTAAAAGGAGCGAACTCATGAATTTAAACATACCTGATTTGGATATTGAAGATTTTGAACCTGATCTTGACGCAGTGAAAGATGAGGTTATTGACGCTGCCAGTGGCGCGATGGTCTATGGGATTATAGGGACGGGTCAAGGCGGAGGAAGGATAGCTAAAGCGTTCTACGACCTTGGCTACCACAAGACTGTCGCAGTTAATACAGCGAAGGCTGATCTAGCCCTGCTAGAGCTTCCTGACAACCACAAACTCCATATAGATACCTTCACGGATCAAGGTGCAGGCAAGGATCAAGAGCGGGGGAAGCAAGCTGTTGAAGAGAAGAGCCAAGAAGTATTCAATAAGCTCAGAGAGATTTTTGGAGAACGGATAGACAGAATCCTGGTATGCGCGGGGACTGCTGGAGGCACTGGTGGTGGAAGCGTAACGACCCTGGTAGGAATTGCTAAGAGATATTTCACCTACGTAGGCAAAGAGGACGCGAACAACAGAGTTGGGGTGGTTGCCTCTCTACCAACAGATGGTGAATGTGCGTCCCCTACGGTTGCTAAGAATGCATATACCAGGGTCACTGATCTGTGTGATAAAGCGAAAAAGGGCGAGTTTGCCCCGCTTATTCTAGTGGACAACCAGAAGATTAAGAAGCTTTACCCGAGTCTGACAGTCAAGCAATTTTGGCCTACCTTAAATAATACTATCGCGGGATTGTTTCATGTGTTCAACGCCTTGGCTACGCAGAATTCTAACTATACAACTTTTGATCCTGCCGATTATGATTCCATTATGAGGGCTAAGGGCTGCATGATCATGGGCGTTACGAATGTTAAGAATTTTGAGGAGGAGACAGCCCTGTCTATGGCTCTAAAGCAAAATCTGGAGAAGACTCTGTTGGCGGAGGGATTCAATTTGAGGACTGCCAAGGCTGCTGCTTCTATAGTGGTTGGAGGATCTACCCTCTTCGAGGAAGTGGCTGGACTGATGGATTCTATTGAGTATGGTTTCGATACACTTGGAACTATGACTGGTGGAGCAACCGTGCATCGCGGTATTTATGAGGATGAGAAGAAGCAAAGTCTTGTTGCCTATACGATAGTTGGTGGGCTTGATTCTCCGACGAAGAGAATAGAGGGGCTTAAAAAGTTTTTGAGATCGTCGGATGACGTATACGGAGAATAATGAACGAAGAAGTTTTTAAGAGGTTGAAGGGGGCTGGATTACTTTCTGACCAGCCGATGGATTTAGGTTTAGTTCCAACAGGTTCTATGGCTCTAAATATGGTTGTATCAGGTAAATATGATGGGGGAATTCCCGTAGGAGGGATTACCCAGATAAAAGGGGAGTCTTCAACCGCTAAAACTGTTTTCGTTACAGGTATTTTAAGGGCAGCGCAAAAGAAGGGATATTATGCAGTCCTAGCTGACAGTGAGAATGCTTATAATGTTGATTTCGCAAAGATGCTGGGGATAGATCCCACTAGGCTGTTCTATCACGCCCCAGAAAGTATAGAGGAGTCTTTTGAATATATTGAAAACACTATTAACCAGATTAGGGATATGGATCCTGATACTCCTATTGTGGTCGGTTATGATAGTATCGCTGTTAGCCCTACTCGCAAGGAGCTAAAGGGTGAGGACTACGAGCAGTCTCAGATTGATGGAGCCTACAGGGCTAAGATAACTGGCGGGTGCCTTCGTAAGATAAACCCTATACTACGCAAAAAGAGGGTAGCGTTGGTGATCGTTAACCAGCTTAGAAGTAAGGTGGGAGTCATGTATGGAAGCCCTGATACTAACGCTGCGGGAGGTAGAGCCTTGGAATACTATCTAGCTGTGGATCTTAAAACTATATCAAACAAGACCTCTGACCTTCTCAGGAATGAGAACAAGAAGATTATAGGTATCAGAGGCACTGTGAGGAACACCAAGAATAAAGTTTCTATGCCTTACAGGGAGTGTGAGTTCGAGCTTATGTATGATAAAGGGTTGACTGAGGACTTCGGTTTGCTGAAGAGTTTAGTTGAAGAGGGGCATATCTCTAAGAACGGAGCTTGGTATAATTGTGGAGATAAAAAGTTTCAAAACATAGATTCTTTCCGTAAACTTTTGGAGGACAAGAGTTTAGAGGAATTTGATGAAGTGAGAAAAATTTTGAAAGTTGATTTGACAAAGAAGATAGAATCACTATAATAGGATAAGTAAATGAGCGAAGTATCAAACAAATTGGTTAGGTTCCTTGAGGACGCTTTCGAGCGAGTCTTTCAAAAGAAAGATTTGTCCGAGATGTCGGATTCTTTGGAAATTTCTAAATGTTCATTTGAATATAAGACTCTGGAAGAGTATACTGAGGCGGGAAACAGGTTCAGGAGAACCAAGTCTCAGATGGAACGCAACCTCCCTAGGGAGGAAGCCTTCGAAGAGTACAAACAACAAAAACTAAAAGGAAAAGAGAATGTCAGTCCAAACTAAACTGAAGAACTACTCAGAGCTTAATGTCCAAGCCCCTGCGATTTTTGCAGAAGCACCAGCGGCTCATGTCTCCAAGAACTACAAGTTTGTCCCTACCTACAAGGTGCTGGAAATGTTTGCCGATCAAGGCTGGGAGCCTTACAGCGCAAACCAAGTTAAGGGTAGGACTGTTGATGCGGATATGACTGCGAAGCACGTTGTTCGTATGAGGCATAGGGACCTCACGCTGAAGGAAGTTGGAGACACGATCCCTGAGCTGGTGTGCGTTAATGCTCACAATTGGCAATCTGGGTATAAGCTTCTCTCTGGCCTGTTCAGGCTAGTGTGCTCAAATGGCATGATTGTCCAGGATCAGAGCTTCGGAGAACCTGTCCACCTCCGCCACGAGGGAGTCACTGGAGAGGTGGTGTATAACCTTTCCCAGAAGTTCTGTAAGGAGTCCATGAAAAATGTCGAGGAGGTCTTTCGGTGGAAGAATATTGATCTGTCCACAGACCAAAAGCGAGAGTTCGCCCAAAAGGCAACCGCCCTCCGCTGGGAAGCGGTTCCTGAGGAGTTCACAAACGAACTTCTCCGAGTTCGCCGCCCTCAGGATAAGGGAGACGATCTCTGGTCCACGTTTAATGTTGTTCAGGAGAACCTGATCAGAGGTGGTTGGTACAACTCTGATACACGCAGGATGGTGCGCCCTATTGTAAATATCACCAAGGATATTGATATCAATTCAAATCTTTGGGAGCTAGCATCTGGATATGTTCCTGATTTTTGGAACAACTGACCTAAATAATACTGGTGGGGGGGCAAAATCTCCTCCACTGGTAAGACCTATGAAGAGTAAATTCAGATCACCTCTGTACCTAGACGATGATCATCTGTATATAACGGAGGCACAGCTACAGTTTTACATCAATGGGCTGGAAAATCCAACCAAGATTTCTGACATAATGTCAGGAGGCACGGTTTCTGTGAAGTTCATGGATTACTACGAGAAGTGTGTGGCCTATAATTTAATATGGGACCTCTCGCAGAGCTTCCCAAAGTCTTCACAGATGTACTGGGACGATGCGGTTATGGAGTTCAAGATAACATTCCCTAAAACAGGGATTGTGGCAAGGAACTTGAAAAAGCATGGACTGAGGTTTTAAGATATGAGTTACTTTAAATACATCATATATTTTTTACTGAGCGTTAGTGATGCGCTCATTAATTTGTCTTGCTCGATTTTCAGATATTATCCAGCGGTGGATATATCCTCGATGTTCCTGAGCAAGGTCGAGTTACGAAGGGTCAATAAACTTATTGGCGAAAGACAGGAAGATAAGAAAAAACTTTCCGACGATACGTTGGGACAGATAGAAGAGATACGATATGGGAAAGACTTACCGAAAAGAGAGGAACTGGGACAGACCCAGGCCAAAAAGAAAATTTAAGAAATCCTCCTCCGAGGATAATACAGGAGAAATAGACAATGCCTACGACTTACGTTTTGAAGAAGCCAGTGATGGACGCAAATCGAATTCAAAAAATAGCAAAGAAGATTCTAGACGAAACGGCAGACGATAGAAGCAAAGCTCTCGAAACCTACGATTTTTTCAGGCGGAGAGTAGAGCAGAACCCTGATGATGGTGATTCCAAGCGAGCGATGGTGGAGTGCCTGAAGCTAGCACAGAATTCCAAGGGTTCAACGCTCAAGCTGGTTGATTTGTTTGTTAAAATGGGTTTGGGTGATATGAAGGATCCCCAGGTGAATCTGAGTTTTGATAATTTAACATCTTTAGTAGAAAATAATAAGTAATGTTTAAAGACCCCCCATACAAGGTGGTGTGTCCAATTTTGGACATCATACTCCTGATCAAAAAATATACTCCTACTGAGCTTGAAGTCGTTCACAAGCTTCTCAAGGCCAAGATAAACTTAGCTAAAACGCCTATCCAGGTTGCCAGCTACGTCGAGTTCTTGATTAAGTATTTCGTTATGCATTCCGAAGATTTGGAAAAGATTATAGGAGCGGAGGATGAAGGGGATAGAAGATTCGTCCTACAGGCTATATATGATTGTATAGTGGAACTATATCCCCCATTCAGATTGGATATAATTTGTAATGATATCAACTCCGACATTTTCATGCAGACCGTTGCTTCTGGTGTGGCAACGGAGCAAAAAGAGTTATACTCGGAATACCTCAAGAGATCTTCTTCCGCTGGGAAGTTCTCAGCGCAGCGTGAGAAATTAGTACCAAGTGGAATACAGTCATTGCGGGACATAAAAAGAATTGAAAAGAATCTCAAGAAGAATATAGTTGGCCAAGATGACGCTATAGATTCTGTTATAGCCAACTTGAAACTTCTTGCGGCAGGCTTATTTAAGAAGGGTTCATTCTTTTTCATAGGCCCCACAGGCGTAGGTAAGACCCAGCTAGCTCGTCTACTAGGGAAACAATTTAGTGGGCACTTCTACAAAATTAATTGTGCGGAGTATGCTGGGGGTCATGAGTATTCAAAGCTTATTGGTTCTCCCCCTGGGTATGTTGGTCACGTAGAGAAGAGTCTATTGGCAGAGATGGCAGAGAAGTCTAAAAAGTGGATCCTTCTCTTTGATGAGATTGAGAAGGCCAGCCCTAAATTTATGAATTTTCTTCTGTCGCTTTTAGATGACGGTACGGTCACAGATAATATGGGGAAGGTTCTCGACTTCAGTGAGTCCATCTTTGTATTTACAAGTAACCAAGGGATATCCGAGGTAAAGTATGGAGACCAACTGGGTTTCTCTAAAGAAAAGCAAACCTACGAGAAGAGCCGAGAGGAGGTCATGAAGTCCGTCAAGAAGAGATTCAGTCCAGAGTTCTTGAACAGAATTGATAATTTCATATTCTTTAAGTCCCTCTCTATGGATGCTGTGAAGAAGATTGCGTCATTGGAGATGAAGAACATCCCTATTAAAAAGACGAAATCTCTTTTGTCTTACATTGTAGAGAATTCTTACTCCGAGGAATACGGAGCCAGGAATATAGCAAGGTTCATAAAGAATAGGGTGGCGGTTAAAGCTGCTGATGCTATCCTCGAAGGTAAAGTTCCTACGAACGGAGGAAGGGTATACACTCCCAGGATATCCAAATCTGGAGAATTAGAATTAATTCGCTTGACAAAAGCTAAAGAAGAGCTAGAATAGGGAGCATGAAGAAACAAAAGCGACACCTCTACGGTTATTTTAGGAAGGAAGCTCTGGCTTTAGAACATCTTAAAAAGATGAAGAAGTGTGATAGGGGCACAAACAAGTCCTTTAAATATTTCGTAGAGGAAAGAGACAGGCAGAAGGCTGGAAGAAAGAGTTGGATTGCATACCGTCTAGAGCAAAGGAGCCAAGCATGAATACCTCTACAAATTACCATCCAACAGCGATAGCTCGCACAAAACCTTCCGCGCCTGCTAAGTGGCTTTATGAGAATAGAAACATCCAAGGCCCTGTGCTGGACTATGGTTGTGGGCGTGGAGTTGATGTGGAACATTTTGATATTGAAGGGTATGATCCCCATAGCCCCTCTTACCAATCCCCTCCACCTAAATTTTCATACCGCACTATCTTTTGCACCTACGTTTTGAATGTCCTCCCTACCTCTCACGAAAGATATGATGTTATTTTCGAGGTAAGAAGACTTCTTGCCAAAGATGGAGTTGCTTACATCTCAGTTCGGGCCGATAAAACAAAATTAAATGGTTGGACAAGCAAAGGCACCTACCAGACCTTTGTTGATTTAGATTATCCTATCGTCCATCGTACTTCTGGTTATATCATTTACGAAGTAAAGATCTAGAGCCGATAGCCCAATTGGCAGAGGCAATGGACTTAAAATCCATACAGTGTGGGTTCGACTCCCATTCGGCTTACCATGGCCCTGTAGCTCAGTGGTTAGAGCATCCGTCTTATAAGCGGAAGGTCGTAAGTTCAATTCTTACCAGGGCTACCATACATATTATGAATTTCAAAAAATATTTAATAGTGTTTTGTCTTAGTGTATTGGCAGATTTCGTAGCATCGTGCTATAGTTATCTAATTGCACATGAATGGGTGATTTCACAGATGTTCTTGGGATTTTCCCTTCCCTTTATTAACTTTCTGAGTGTTAAATACTTTATAGACAATAAGGATACTATAGAACGATTAAAAATTACATTCTGTTGTGCTTCTGGCATGGCTATAGGATCGACAGTAATGTTACTATTGTTGAAAGACATAGTAAACTAATTACCACTATGTCTCCGTAGCTCAATTGGAAGAGCAACAGCCTTCTAAGCTGTAGGTTTCAGGTTCGAGTCCTGACGGAGATACCATTATTTTTAAAGGTACTTTGAGTCGAGTTGAGGAGACGAAGGCTCTTAGAAACGATCCTCGAAGACCATTTCACAGAATATTTATTATTTTCTACATTTCAAACTATAATAGGACAATTATATGACCGAGACTACATCTTACCTGGAAGGCATAGTTAAGAGAACAAAAAGCCTCCACGCAAAGTTCGAGCAAAGAAGTAAGACAAAAAAAATGAAGGCAGCTATAGGGACAATGTCTTTGCTCAAGGTTAGAGCTGAGGATACGCTCAGGAGATATGAGGAGAACGCGGAGCTGAACGCAATCGTATCTCTTCAAATACAAAAGTATATCTTTGAGGACATTCTGGTCTATTGGGAAAAAGAGTTGAAGAAGCTGAAATGAATTACACAGACATCGGGGCCGAGATAGGTAAACTCGTTGAGGAGAAGCAATTGGCCTACGGAGATAGCTTCGGAAGATCAGGGGCTGTGCTCAGGGAATTATTCCCAAACGGTATTCCTCCAGAAAAATATGATGATCTCTTGACAATCGCTAGGATTCTTGATAAACTATTCCGTATTGCTACTGACATTGATGCGTTCGGAGAGAACCCATACAAGGACATAGCAGGTTATTCGATTTTAGGTGTGGGTAAATTTGAAAAGAAAAAAGATGCGGAACGACCCTGACCGAATATATTTTATGGATTTTTGGTTCGACCCTAGATTGATAGGGGATGAAGCTTTCGAGGATTATTTGTACGATTGCAACGAGGAGGACATGGGGGTAATTCTTCAGGACTTCTTGCAGGCAGATTTAATAAATGTTTATTGGACTGATGACGATAGGTTTTACTTTGAAGATAAGGGGCAGATATGATCTCAGGTGAACAGTGGGAAAAGTATGAAGACAAGTATGGCAGGCTCATGCATAAGATCTCAAGGAACATCTCAGGGGATGCTGCGGTAGCATCGCTAGAGGACAACTATGGGGATCTATGTGTTGCAGCGTTGGAGTCTATTAAAGGCTTCCAAAAGAAAACGGGACAAGACTTTGACCAAATGTTTGGGACTAAGCTATTTGATCAGTATACGAAGACCTGTCTTTGGCATATGAAGGGGAGCAAAGGAGCTAGGATCACGCAAAAGTACCCAGTAACAAAAAATACTGTGCCTTTGCATGAGTATCCAGGAGTGCTCACGCTTATGGAGGAGAAAGGTTGCTCTCTTGAGCTAGAAGATTTTTTCGAAACCATCTCATCTAGGTTCACTCCCATGGAGAAACGGGTTGCAGATGAGGTTGCCTCAGAGCCTTCTCTGGTCAATGCAAAAGGAAAGGTAGCGGTAGGTAAGGTAGCTAGAAATTTGGGAACTACTCCATATTTTGTAAAGAAATCATTGAAGTCCATAGAAAAGAAGATTGGTAACGAACTATAATGGATGAGATAGAGGAAGTTGCTAAGAGGCTCTTTGGCAGGGGGAGGAATAGATATGATTACTATTCTTTGTCACTAGATGTTAGAGACTCCCTTATGTTTGGGAACGAGATAGGTCGAGAAAGCTTCGAGGAACAGGTTAGAAAGATTATTTTTAAGGAAGATGAAGAAAATGACGAAAACAGATGACGGTGTAGATGGACCATGGAAGGTGTCTAAGTGTAGAGTTGAAGAGTTGGAAGAAACTTTGAACGGTTTGATTGCTTCTGGATATTTGATTCACACCCTTTATCCAGGAGATGAGGGCGGAAAACAAACGTTTACGATTGCAGCTATCGAGCAAAGGTTCGTTCAACCTGCACAAGTTCTTACCGAAGAGCAGCAGCAGGTTCTGAGGGAAGAAGCAGTTAATGATAGCGTTTCAGAAAGGTGATATAATGTCAAGCGAAGAAGAAATCAAGAAATTAGAGAAAGAGTTAGAGGATATTATTTCTGGAGGAAGAACACCCAGGAAGCGATTACCCTATGAGGACTTTTTTGGAGAGGGCGTATTCGATGATGAGCCCTGGGTAAAAGATTCAGCGGGGAATTGCAGTCCCCCTCCTGGCTCCAAAACGGGGCACTATAAGATAACCTCCTCTGGAAAACTTGAGCCTGTTAAAGATCCTAAAAATCGTAACAGGTCCAAGAAGGGAAGTTAATATTTTTTCAAAAAATGTTCTCTGAGGCATTACATAAGAGTAATACACTGGAGAATTCCGATGATGTTCAAATCAAGCCTTTTGGCTTTTGTCTGTCTGGTCGTGTTGGTGGGGGTTATTTTGTCCTCCATTGCAGACAGTGAAAAATAGGGGGGGTGAATGACTGAGATCTCTATATAGTATAGAGGCTTTTATATATGGAAACAAGTACACAAAAGGTTTACGGACAGTTGAGTTTAGCAGTGCTTGGTTTGTACAAAACTGCGCTTTCAGAGCAGGCTACTTCCCCAATGCGAGCACCCGTGGGACGCAGACCTGCCCCCGCTCTCCCACACAGGGAGAGGGCTAGACCGAAGGAAGACTTTGGTAGTGGAGTTTTTGGCCCAACTAGACGGAAGGTAAAAAGCCCACAACGAGTGCGCCCCTCTGGGTTTGGTACAGGGATCGATCCCGAGGAGATCGGCGCAGCGAGAGAAAGAGCAGGCGTTGGGGGTGGTGCTCCGAAACCCTGGGAAACCGCGCATCATCCAGATACCCCTGCTGGTACAGGGAGAAGACGGCGCACTATTGGGAAGGGACCCCCAGAGCCCGAACCCGCTCCAGCTCCTGCTGTTGACCCCGCTGCACCCCGTAAAGTCCACCAAGGCCCATCGGGCCAACGAAGAGCGGATCTCAAAGCACGTTTTGGAGATACTTACAAAGGCGCAGGCCCAATCAAGACTACTAAGCGGTTCACTTACGGGGGCGACCCCCAGACACAGATCAATCCAGAGACTGTGACTACACCTCAGCGCACTCAACCTCATGGCCTAACCTCACGAATGATGCAGGGTGGGCGTACGATACCAGGACCTTCTCGCAGAGAGAGAATAGGTCAGGCCCTGAAAACCTTCGGGGGATCTGCTGCGAGAACTGCCAAAGACGTTTGGGGGAAAGCTGGAGAGCTTGGTAGACGGGGAATGGAGAAAGCTGGAGAGCTTGGTAGACGGGGAATGGAGAAAGCTGGAGAGCTTGGTAGACGGGGAGGAGAGCTTGGTAGGCAGGGAATGGAGAAAGCTGGAGAGCTTGGTAGACGGGGAATGGAGAAAGCTGGAGAGCTTGGTAGACGGGGAATAGGTGCTGGTGCTGAGGTCTTAAGAACTGGAAGGGATATGGGAAAGTATGGCTTAAGCAAAGCACTATCTGCTGCAAGAAAAGCGCGTGAGTTAGGTGAGCCTCGCGCTAGAGCTGCAAGCATGGCAATGGGCAACCTAGGACAAGGAGGAACTGCCCCCCTGAAGGATCTTGCTAGGCGAAGAATCGAGAAGCAAGGGAGAGAGGGACCACAAACTATCGACCAGCGTCGATGGGCAACCAGAAGGAAAAATGTGGAAAGGTACATGCAGACTCAGAAACCGACTGCCTGGGACATGTTCGGAGTTGACCGAAACGCCCCAAGGTTCCGCGACCGTCAACAGCAACAACAGCAACAGCAACAACAGCAACAGCAACCCCAACAACAACCCCAACAACAACCCCAACAACAACAACAACAGCAACCACCTATGCCTGGACGAGGAGAACAGTTAAGAGGACTCGATCCCAACACGATTAGAATACCGAGGAGTTCTATGCAGAGACCAGAAGCACCGCCACAGGTGGCTCCTCGATTTGGGGATCTAGCAAAGCATATGGCCCTTAGAGCGGGACGAGGTGGGATGCGAGCAATTCGAAACACACTTTTCCCAGGCGGATTCGAGAATAGGGCTATGGATGTCATGCCAGATATGCCTGTGGCTGGTGAGCCATACAGCATGAGACAACAAATGAAAAAAGGTCGGCGCGTTGCTAGAGATAGGCGACACGGAGCAGCCTTTGACCGCGAGCAAGGTTGGCTCAAGCAGCAACAGAAGCAACAAGGCGATGCTCAAGAACTCGGACGAAGGGGGAGAGATTTGAGACGAAGGCAAATGACGGCTTGGACAGAGCCAGAAGATTTGCCAAGAGTTTCTGAGTCTTATTATCATATTAGAAAGCTTTTGTCTGAATATGGGCAAGACCTTGGTCCAGTCCGGCGGGGAATAAAGGGTCAGCAACTTGCCAGGGCAACTGACCAAGCACGTTTGAGAACGAAATTAAATATTGCTCGTGAAGCGGAACACCAAGCTGGTGCCCCCGCTCGCGCACGAGACGAGGCCGAGAAAGCTGCAAAGAAAGCTGCAAAGCGAAAATATAAGCCTCTAGGTACCCCTTAAAATGGAGAGATAAATGAAGTATTTACTGACATGTTTATTTGTATTGGGAATCTGTGCTCCCCTTTCGGCACAGAGAACACATAACACTCACAAGAGCATTCCTACCAAGACCTATCCTACTGAACAACTGAAGAATAAGGTCGAAGCTATTAAGGAATACATGGAGAGAAAGCATGGCAGCAGCGGATCACGCAAGCCATCTTCGAAGAAGGAGCCTGAGAAGAAGGGTAGCCCATGTAGCTCGAAGGGTTGCAAGTGCGCTTGCCACAAGAAGCAGGAAGACACTCGTAAGCCCACTAGAGGATCGAAACGCCATCACGGTAGCTCAAAGTCGAAGGGTCGCTCAGAAGGGCGCAGAGGCCAGCACAGAACAGTCTCAAGATTACCTTTAACTTGGAGCAAAGGGCGTAACCATGGCTAAATCTAACTCAACTATGGATCGTATGGCTGAACTTATGTTTGAGGCCATGCAGACTGGCCTTAAGGCTTCGGGGCGACCCATCAAGGGCCAGAAGCCAGCATCTCAAGCGGATATTGCAGCATCTCTACGGGCCAAGGGGGACCCCGCACAACAGGCGTGGACAGCAGCAAGAAAAAAGAGGACGGGAGGAGCCAGTCCAGGATTTGCTATTTCAGATATTAAAGACCCCAAAAAACGAGGGGTGGTAGCACAGCAATCAGCCAGAGCTTCCGCAGTCGATCCCCGTACAGGAATCTCTTTGCATAAGAAGCCATGACTAAAAAAGATGATCAAGAGTGGAATGGTTTTATTCCTGATGTGCATCCTACCGTAGCACTTCAACTATTACAGAAAAAAGTTGAAGAGATGGAGGAACGTATGGATGAGATGGAGAAGCAATTGATCATGGCTACTGGTAAGAACAGAGTTGAATACTGGGAGGACAGGTTATGAAACCAGTGTATGACAGAATGGTAGAGGTTCTCTTAGAGGCTGGAAAAAAGAGTAAAGGTGCAAGTATTCCTGTATTACTCGCAAAGGTACGTGTCAAAAGAACTGGACCTTCGAAGGAAGACCTTGAAAAGGCAGCAGAAGAATCAGGGTCTGCACGGGCGAAGCGTCTTGAAAAGCGTCTAAAGACCGAATCGATTGTTGATAAACCATCTGAGCTTTCATCAGGCTCTAAAAGAGGAGTGAAACACCAACACCCAGAATCAGTTGCAGGCATTGAAAGGCAGATTAAGGCCGCTTTAGCGAAAAAAGGTCTTAAACTAGACCCAAAAACAGGTAAAGCTGTAAAAAAGTAGAATGGAACAAGACATATACAACAGAATAGGTAAGCTAGAAGATGGTATTACAGATGTAAAGGTTGAGTTAGCTCAAACCTATAAAGATCTTATTAATCATCACAAAATGGATGAGGTAAACTCCAAACTCTACAAAAAAGAGTTAGCTGCAATTAGAGAAGCAACCAAAGATAAGTACGCAGGTAAAAGCCGATTCGA